TTATGTTTGACAATATGAAGGATTGATTTTTGCTTCGGTCCAAATGACTGCATAAATGTTTTTGCTAGAATTACCGGGTAGCTCCCAGATTTGTACGTCGAGCTGCCCGGCTTTTTTTAATTTATCTGAGAATTTCATTGCTCTATTCTCGGTCTTAAATATTTTTCTTTTTGTAATCATAGTTATTACCTCCTGGTACGTATGATATTCGCTCTACAACAAGTACAAAGCAAGTTTTTTCAAAAGAAATTAAATAATCGTATAATACAGTCATTTCAAGCAGCCTTCGGGCTGCTTTTTTGTTCTAGAATTTTAGAACGTTGAGTTTGAAAATTAATTAAATAGACGGAAATAACGGTATAAAATGGCATTTAATAAAAATATACGGAAAGAATGATAAAAAATGACATTATATGCAAATATGCGGAAAATATACTAAAAAACACCATTAAAAGCAAATTACAGGAAAAATGCAGTAAAAAATGGAAAAATAAACATAAAATATTGCAAAAAAGCAAAATATAATGTAAAACATGAAAAATATATTGCAATTTTGCAAAAACTAACGTTTGATTTGACATATTCAACAAGTAACTATATAATAGTTTATGGTAAGGGGAGGCGATAAATATGGAATTTGACAATAGTATTTTTTTTAGCAATATAAATTATCTCCTGCAAGTTCAGAATAAAAGAACAGGAAAATTTGAAACTGATGCCGGCGTTAATCCCGGATATATATCTAGGGTAAGTAAGGAGACGACTACAAAACCAGGTATAGAGTTTGTTATGAGAGCTGCTGAATTATTGGGGGTGAGTATAGATACTATCCTAAAAATAGATTTATCAGCTCTTAATCCAACGGAGGAGTATTTTTCTAGTTTTCTTGAAAAATTAAAAAAGGATACGGACGACAGAAAAATTGATTGGCAACTGGAAACTGCTGATTATCTCAATAGGTTAGAACCAGATCGTATGGGTAGAGTTAACCATCCTCTGTTGAGTGAGGAAGAATTTTATGTGCCAGCAGAAGAAGGTTTGGTAAATCGCGTTATATTTAAGTCGCGTACTTATGAATGTAGAACCGATATAAAAGGCCCATGCTATAATTTTCGCCTTAAAAATGGTATAACATTTTACATTATGAGTATTGAACTTTCATGGGGGAATCTGGTAGAAATTGATAACAGTCAAATTTTTGAAGTTTGGATGTATAATCCTGAAAATGGTTCAAGTCAGTATATAACTAACAGCGCAAAAGAATCATCACTTGGTGTTTTGGTTGAGAGTTTATATGCCTCGATTAAAGAATATTTTAAAATGCCTAAGATAGCCGAGCCTATCACCAAGGCAATTGATGCATTTATGCAAGATGACTTAACAGATGATTTATATGCTGTATCGGATGACGAAATCCCGTTTTAAAATGAAAGGTGGCTAGTTTGTTAATGACCGAAAGCAAATGTCCAGTAAAATGCCCTGTATGTGGTAACCCATTATTTTTTGTCAAAAGTAACCTGTTACTGAGGCAATATGTTACAGCCCAGGGTGCCCTTGCTAATTATGATGAGTATCATAAGTGTGTAAGGTGTCGAAATCCCATTTCTGTAAAACATAATAAATTTGCTTAGCACTGAGCACGATGCGATAAACTGACATACGAGCCTGGCAAGTAGAGTACATTAGTACTTTATTTGCCAGGCTTTTTTATTTTGTAAGAAAAAATGAGAAAGTTTTAATTTTGTGGAACTTTTCTGAGTTCAAATTGATGCATAATAACCAATGCTAGATGTTGCTATCATGTCCCAGTAGTATTGGAGCCTGATAGGAGCACCTAGTAGTGTTTCCAAAAAGATAATCAAATGCAGTCCAAGATGCGCATAGGGCGGCAGGGATTACATATAGCTGATACTTCATTATCACAGGAGAAGTGAAGCTATTGTAAGCTCTACCGTTATTTCTATGCGCTTTTTTAGTGCTTCGGTACAGCTCACAACAGTTTCTAAGCTAATGTCATCCTTTCCGTCCTACGCCTGGACAGGGAGGATGACAAACAATGAAAAAGTACATCTATGTCAATGCAGCAAAGGAAAAATTTTATGTCACCGATGAAGAATATCGTGACTTCTACCGTGGAGTAGACGCAAAGCGTAAACGGGAGCAGTACCACCATCGTTGTTACTGCACAAAAGAATATTTATGGAAGTGTGACGGTGATTGTGATATCTGTCAATTCCACAGTAAAGGAGATTTTGTGTCTTTGGATTATGAAAATGAGGAAGGAATGAGTTTGGCTGACAATATTCCAGGTGATATGGAACTCGAACAGATTGTGGCAGATTCTGCCCTTTTAGATGAGCTTTTTGATAAGCTCAAAGAGTTGGACCCTGATGGTGAGAAGATTGCCAAACTTTGGATGTCGGATCCTAATCTCTCAGACCGTAAAATTGCTGAGAAACTGGGACGCAAACAGCGCACATTTGCTAATCAGATAAAAAGAATCAGAAAAATTTTAAAAATAACTGCTCAAATTGATTCCTAATCTCCAGTGATAGGTGTGAGGCGAATGAGCCTGCAGTCAGGAGGTGAGGAAAATGCGAGAAATTGTAGAAGTGCTTTGTGCCATCAGTGAGGTGAGCGCAAGGCTGGCAAAAAACATCATGAAAAGAGAGGAGAAGCACGACAATGGAAGATATGGTTACGAAGCTCAGAAAAGCCGCCCAGTTAATTAATGAAGTGGCAGACAAACTTGGCAAATCTGAAGAGAAGCCGGTTACCTTTACTGATGTAAGAACTATCCTGGCAGATAAAGCTGGTAAGGGATTTGCTGATGAAGTAAAGGCATTAATCAAGAAGCATAATGCAGCCAAGCTCTCTGATATTCCTGAGTCTGAGTATGCAGATGTGGTCAAAGAAGCGGAGGCGATAGGCGATGCCAACTAAAGGTCACGCATTATTATCCGCTTCATCCGCCCCAAGGTGGCTTCATTGTCCACCATCAGCCAGGCTGGGAGAGTCCTACCAAGACCAGCCAAGTGAATATGCTGCAGAGGGCACTGAAGCACATGCCTTGGGAGAATATAAGGTGCTTAAAGCACTTAAGCGTAAAGCAACCAACCCTACCAAGAAGCTGAAATACTACTGTGAGGAAATGGAAAACTTCACTGATGGTTACCGTGACATTGTCATGGAATTGGTCAGAATGGCAAAGGAAAAGTGCGCTGACCCATTAATCATGGTGGAGCAGAGAGTAGATTTTTCTAACTGGGTTCCAGAGGGATTTGGTACAGCTGATGCTCTGATAGTTGCCGATGGTGTACTTACCATTTGCGATTATAAGCACGGTAAGGGTGTAGCCGTTGATGCCACAGAAAATGCCCAACTGAAGTGCTACGCCCTGGGAGCCCTCTCCATGTTTGACAGCATATATGACATTGATACTGTCCATCTGGTAATCTACCAGCCCCGCAGGGAGAATATCTCCGAGTTCGATATAGGCAAAGACGCTCTATACAAATGGGCTGAAGAGGAACTCCGCCCAAGAGCCGCTCTTGCCTATAAGGGCGAGGGAGACTTTTCCTGCGGTGAGTGGTGCAGGTTCTGTAAGGCAAAGCATGAGTGTCGAGCGAGAGCCGAGGCTAATATGCTCCTTGCCAAATATGACTTCCAGATGCCACCAACGCTTTCTGATTCAGAGATAGCGGTAATTTTGGATAAGGCAGACGAACTGGTTTCCTGGGCAAACGATATTAAGGCCTATGCTCTGCAGATGGCCATAGCAGGGAAGGAATGGCAAGGATGGAAACTGGTGGAAGGTCGCTCCAACCGTAAGATTTCCAATGAAGAAGCCGTCATTAAAGCAGTAACTGCTATGGGCAAAGACCCATTCGAGAAGAAACTCTTGGGGGTTACAGCCCTGGAGAAACTGCTGGGTAAGACTAAGTTCAATGAGCTTATTGGGCAGTATGTAGTTAAGCCACCGGGGAAACCTACCCTGGTACCGGAAAATGACAAAAGAGAAGCAATGAACAGTGATTTTAAGGAGGAAAATTAATTATGGCAAAATTGAACAATCCAATGAAGGTTATTACTGGTGAGCGTACCCGTTGGAGTTACGCAAATGTGTGGGAACCAAAGTCAATCAATGGAAGTGCTCCTAAGTGTTCTGTAAGTCTTATTATCCCGAAGGATGATACCGAGACAATCGAAAAAATCGAAAAGGCCATTCAGGCAGCTTATACCGAAGGCGCTGGTAAGCTCAAGGGCAATGGCCGTACCGTTCCAGCTCTGTCTGCTATTAAGACTCCGCTTCGTGATGGTGATACTGAGCGTCCTGATGATGCAGCTTATGCCAACAGCTATTTCGTAAATGCTAACAGCCCAAATCCGCCGGGAATCGTAGATGCGTCTTGCCAGCCTATCATCGACCGTAGTGAAGTCTATAGCGGTGTTTATGGTCGTGCCAGCATCAACTTCTACGCTTATAACAAGAATGGCAATAAGGGCATCGCTTGCGGGCTCAATAATCTGCAGAAGATTAAGGATGGCGAGCCTCTTGGTGGTCGCAGCAGTGCAGAGGATGATTTTGCAACTGAGTCAAATGAGGATTTCCTGAGTTAAGGTATCCAGTATGGAATATAGCTGAGTATATGAAGGCGGCGGTAGAGGATTTTCCTCTACCGCTTTGCTTTCTATGGAGGAAATATATGAATACAATCAGTATCGATTTGGAAACGTATTCTGATGTGGATATTGCTAAATGTGGTGTCTATAAATATGCTGAGTCACCCAATTTTGAAATCCTGTTATTTGCTTACTCGGTTGATGGCGGCAATGTGACTGTCATTGATATCGCCCAGGGAGAGAAAATCCCAGATGAGATAATTGGTGCTTTGTCTGACCCAAGTATTACAAAATGGGCTTTCAATAGCCAGTTTGAACGTGTCTGCCTGTCCGAGTACCTTCGCAGGTATTATTCCCTTGATACACATTATCTGAGTCCCGCATCGTGGAAGTGCTCCATGACATGGTGTGCTTATATGGGACTTCCAATGTCTCTTGCAGGTGCCGGGGCGGTACTGGGATTAGAGCAGCAGAAAATAACCGAGGGTAAGGAGCTGATAAGGTATTTCTGTGTTCCGTGCAAGCCTACTAAGGCCAATGGGGGCCGAACCCGGAACATGCCAATGCATGATAAGGATAAGTGGGACAGATTCAAGAAATACAATATCCGCGATGTAGAGGTCGAGATGGCCATACAGGATAGGCTTCAAAAGTTCCCAGTACCAGATTCTGTGTGGGAGGAGTTTTGGCTGGATCAGCAGATAAACGACAGGGGCATTGCCGTGGATATGGAATTTGCAAAAAATGCAATTTGCTTTGATGCCAAGTCACGTGATGCTCTTATGAACGAGATTAAGGATATAACGGGGCTTGAGAACCCAAACAGCGTTATGCAGTTAAAAGACTGGCTTATTGAGCAGGGGATGGAAGTTACCAGCCTGGATAAAAAGGCTGTTAGTGCAATGCTCCCGACAGCACCGCCCCATGTACAGAAGGTATTGGGAATAAGGAAGAAGCTGGCGAAGTCATCTGTAAAGAAGTATCAGGCAATGGAAAATGCAGTATGCAGTGATGGCAGGGCCAGGGGAATGTTCAGGTTTTATGGGGCAAACAGGACTGGGCGTTTCGCGGGGCGGCTGATTCAATTACAGAACCTTCCCCAGAACCATATCAGCGACCTTGCAGAAGCAAGACAGCTTGTAAAAACCGCCCCGTTTAAAGTAATGGAGTTGCTCTATGATGATATCCCGGATACGCTCTCACAGCTCATCCGCACAGCCTTTGTTCCTCAGGATGGGTATAAGTTTATAGTGGCTGACTTTAGCGCTATAGAAGCCAGAGTGTTGGCTTACCTTGCAGGAGAACAGTGGGTGCTGGATACCTTTGCTCGCGGGGAAGATATATACTGTGCCACGGCTTCAAGAATGTTTCATTGTAAGGTCGTAAAAAATGGCGAGAACGGGGAACTCAGGCAAAAAGGTAAACAGGCAACGCTTAGCTGCGGATATGGAGGGGCTGTAGGTGCTCTTATTGCAATGGGAGCATTGGAGTCCGGCATGAAGGAAGAAGAGCTCCAGCCACTTGTGGATGCGTGGAGAAATGCAAATCCAAATATCGTAAATTTCTGGTGGGCCGTTGATAGGGCCGTAAAAGAAGCTGTCATCCAGCATACCACAACAAGCACACACGGAATTAAGTTTATTTGCAAGAGCGGTATGCTCTTTATTGAACTTCCAAGCGGAAGAAGACTGTCTTATGTGAAGCCCAAAATGGGAGTCAATAAATTTGGCAGTGAGTCTGTTACCTATGAAGGTTCAAATGGTACCACAAAGAAGTGGGAGCGGCTTGAAAGCTATGGCCCCAAATTTGTGGAGAACATAGTGCAGGGCATGAGCAGGGATATTCTGATGTATGCCATGGCGACATTTAAGGAATACCGCATTGTAGCTCATGTGCATGATGAAATTATAGTGGAGTGCCCTGAAAGTACAGATGTAGAAACCATCTGCCAGCTTATGAGCAAGACCCCTCCTTGGGCGGCTGGACTGCAGCTCAAAGCTGAAGGCTATGAAGGAAAATTTTATAAAAAGTAATGCTCAAATTGAGCCTCATTCTCCAGTGATAACTAGGAGGGTAAGAGCACTTATCTTCGGAAAAAGTGCTCTTTTTTAGTTCTAAAAATTGAACTAAGTGTCCTTTTACAAGTGAAGACGTGGCCAGATGGCCGGAAAGTGAGGTTCATATGAAAGCATTAGTACCAATGGACGATTATGGCATTTTTGTTGATTGCCATGATACCGTCCGAGTCGACAGCCTGTATGTGGCTAAGTTTTTTAACAAAGAGCATAGAGATGTGCTGAGGGCAATAAGGAATTTGGATTGCTCGGATGAATTTCGCCAGCGCAATTTTGCGCAGTCGAAATATGTTAATTCTCAAGGGCACAATATGCCATGTTATCAGATGACCAGGGATGGATTTGTTTTTTTGGTCATGGGGTTTACAGGCAAGAAGGCCGCCCAGTTCAAGGAATTCTACATCAACCGCTTTAATGAGATGGAATCCCAAATCAGGTCATTGGTTAATGCCAGACAGCAGTTTCCAAAGCTCACCAAAATGGTCAGAGCTATCCATGAAAATCCGAAGCCGTACCATTACTCAAATGAGTGTGACCTTCTTAACCGTATTGTTCTTGGCATGAGTGCAAAGCAGTTCAGAACAGCTAATGGAATTGAGAAGGGTGAGTCTATAAGACCATATCTCACAGATGAGCAGATTGCTGACCTTGATTATTTGCAGGACGTGGATATCGGCCTTTTGGTCGCTGTGCCTGATTACAGTCAGAGAAAGAGAATGCTTGAATGGAGTCTTATGAATTATAGGGGTGAAAACAATGTTTTACGTTAAGGAAAAAATCAATGATGCGGTGGAGGTAACAATCGAAATTGCTGACAATGTGTTCTGCCAGTGCCCAAAGTGTGGTGCAGAGGTTGAGGTCGATTTATCGGACTTTATCGGGGATGAGGACTTTGATCTCTACGGCAGTTCTGTTTGCTGCAAGAAGTGTTCCAAGAAGTTCTTCAGGGAGGTAGCAAAATGAAGAAAGTTTATGTCTCAAGCCAACTTAGGGGAAATGTTAAGTCCAATATCTCCAAGGCCCAGTGGTATGCCCGTTTTGTAGCAGAGCGCGGGCATCTGCCGATAGCACCGCATATCTATTTTACGCAGTTTCTTCGTGACCATGTCCCGGAGGAGCGTGATATGGCCATGGAGATGAACAGAGAGCTTCTTGAGTGGTGTGATGAGCTGTGGGTGTTTGGGGAAGTTATCTCTGAGGGTATGAAGCAGGAGATAGAATGGGCGAAGGATAAGCCTATCCGCTATTTTACGGAGGAGTTGAAAGAAAAACATGATATTTAACAGGGCGGGCGTTAAATACGCTCAGAAAAATTGTAGGTATCCATATAGTGTTGAGGTTACTGATATTGAGGGCATGAAAGATGTAATTGCCTTTGACCATGTGTGTGCTAACTACACCAATAACTATCGCAGCAAGGATAACTTCATTGAAGCTGATGTCATTCCAATGGATATTGATAACAGTGGCTCAGATAATCCCGCCATGTGGATGACCCAGGAACGCATTATTGAAACTTTCAAGGATTATGATTTCGTACTGGTTCCAAGCCGTAACCACATGAAGGAAAAGGATGGGAAGTCAGCACGGCCAAAGTGGCATGTTTATTTTAGGATTACCAAGACCAATTCAGCTGAGCACTATGAGTCCTTAAAAAAGAGACTACAAAAGATGTATCCGTTTTTTGACCCAGAAGCTCTGGGAGCTGCGAGGTTTATCTATGCAACTGAATCTGAGGACATTTATTGGAATAAAGGCAGTATGACCATTGATCAGCTTTTTGGAGATGAGGATTTTGACTCGGTGCGTGAGGGTTCCCGTAATAGCTCACTTTCCAGGAAGGCTGCTAGTCTCCTTAAACGCTATGGAGACACAGACGAGGCGAGGGATTTATTCCTTAAGGCCAATGATGAGTGCGTTCCGCCCCTGGAAAAGGATGAACTCAGGACCATTTGGAGAAGTGCCATCAAGTTTTATAACGAGAAGGTACTGACAGACCCATCCTACATTCCACCTGAGAAATATGATGACACCGAATGGGATGACCCTATTCCTTTTGAGGAATATGTTATGCCACCTTTTCCGGTTGATGCACTGCCAAAGCCAATAGCAGATTATGTGCTGGCAGTATCTGAGAGTACGCAGACACCTCTTGATATGGCAGGCGTTCTGGCACTTCCTGCGATTGCTGTGTGCATACAGGGTAAATACTCCATTGCAGGCAAAGCTGACTGGATTGAACCACTTAACATTTATGCGCTTGAGGTAGCACAGCCATCTGAGCGAAAGTCGGCAGTCATAAAACTTATGTGCAATGCCATCTGCCTTTACGAGATTGAGTACAACAGAGTTCATGCGGCTACAGTGGAAAAGAACAAGTCCCGTTTGAGGATGTTACAGAAACAGCAGAAATCCATAGAGGACAGAATTGCCATGGGTAAAGCTACCATGGATGAACTGGAGAATGTAACCGAGGAGATTGCCAGCTTCAAGGAAATCAATCCTCTGCAGCTTTATGTAGATGATGTTACGACTGAAAAACTGGTATCCATTCTGGCCAAAAATGATGGCCATGCAGCCATCATATCAAGTGAGGGCGGCATTTTTGACACCTTGGCTGGTATCTATACAAAGACCGTAAATATTGATGTCATGCTTAAAGCATACTCCGGGGACACCATCAAGGTTGACCGCGTGGGCAGGGACAGTGAGTATGTACTCAACCCGGCTCTTACAGTGATGCTGATGGCGCAGCCAAGTGTGGCATCGCAGGTGTTAGGCAATAAGAATTTCCAGGGACGTGGACTTACGGCCAGATTTCTTTACTGCATTCCAAGTTCAAGGCTGGGTGAGAGAAACATCAACAGTAAGACTGTCCCGGAGGATGTTAAAGCAAGATACGAGACACTCATTACCAATATGCTTGATGACCCTTACGGCAATAAAATCATCACACTTTCTGATGCCGCAAGGGAGTTATTCTATCAGTTTTCCATGAACCTTGAAGCTGACCTTCTTAAAGAATACACCGAGTTTTCTGCATGGGTAGGTAAGCTGGGCGGGACGACCTTGAGAATAGCTGGTCTTCTTTGCAGGGCAGAGAAGTATGTATGCCATGACTTTTGTGAGCAGTATGAGGGTGATCAGGTAGATGAGGATGTGCCATTGGTGGTAAGCAAAGCTACTATGAGTAGAGCCATCAGACTGGCTAACTATTTTCTGGTACATGCAAGGGTGGCTTTTTCAGCAATGCCTGAGGAACAGATTAGGGAACAGGCAAAAGTAATATTGGACAAGATTCGTGAAAAGAAGTTGGAACGTTTTACCCGTAGGGATATGATGCGTTATTGTTCCAGATTTAAGCGTACAGAGGTCATCCAGCCAATTTTGAACTTCCTCGATGATTACGGATATATTCGCCAGGAACCCGTCACAGTCAAGTATTACGGGCGTCCACCATTACCATCTTATTTAGTCAACCCTAAGGTGTGACAATGGGCTTGTGTCAGTTTTTGTCTGGCTTGTGCAAGGCATGATTTTGACACTTCATACCGCATCAATTCTGTGATGTCTGATTATTGTCATTTTGTCGCTTATAGAGAATATAAAAACCCTTTTTTAAATATATATATATTTACTAATTTTCTAGATATTAAGATATCGGAAAATTTATATATTCGCTGGACTATGGGTGCCAAAATGACTAAATCAGGCTTTAAAACACTGATGTCGGAGCTTAAGGCCACTTTTTTGAAAACAAGACAGCCTTTGACAGAAGCCTGTTTTTTCGTGACAAAACTATAAATTGAGGTGATTTAGATGCTTGAGAAGCAGATTGAACGAAAACTTTGTGATGAAGTTAAGAATAGAAATGGTATGTGCTTAAAGCAGACTGGACTGGCTGGTATCCCAGACAGACTGGTGCTTCTCCCAAATGGCAAGTGTGCCTTTGTGGAGCTTAAGGCTCCCGGGGAAAAACCAAGAAAACTGCAACAGATAAGAATGAAACAGCTTAAGAAGCTGGGCTTCAAGTGTTATGTGATTGATGGAGCAGAGCAGATTAAGCCGATGCTGGAGGTGATAGCCGATGGAGTTTAAACCACATGGCTATCAGCAATATGCCATCGACTTTGTGGAAAACAATGAAATATCCTGCCTGCTGCTTGATATGGGCTTGGGCAAGACAGCAATAACCCTCACAGCATTAAAGGATTTGCTGGATAAAGGAGTGGTGAAGCGTGTTCTTGTTATCGCACCACTGAGAGTTGCACGAGATACATGGCCGGCTGAGATAAAGAAGTGGGATCATATTAGTGGGCTCCGACACACTGTTGCTGTTGGCAGCACCAAGGAAAGAATGGCAGCCATTAATGACAGCTCAGCCCAGATAGTTATCATCAACAGGGAGAATGTTGATTGGCTGGTAAAACACTGTGATTGGAACTTTGATATGGTTGTAATCGATGAGCTGAGTTCGTTTAAGAACCACAGAAGCAAGCGCTTCAAAGCAATGTGCAGGATGCGGCCGTTTGTTAAAAGGATTGTAGGTCTTACTGGAACACCTTCCAGCAACGGACTGATGGACCTTTGGGCGCAGTTCAAGATTCTGGATTATGGAAAGAGACTGGGGCGGTTCATCGGAAATTACCGTGAGTGGTATTTCCGGCCGGACAAGATGAACGGATATATTGTGTATTCTTACAAGCCACTTCCATTTGCTGAAAAGGAAATCTATGAGAAAATCTCGGACATCACCATATCAATGTCAGCCATTGACCACCTTGATATGCCGGAACTCATCACCAACGAGATAGAAGTGGAGATGAGCCCAAAGGAACGAGCCAAATATGATGAACTCAAAGATGAGATGGTTATGGAACTCCCGGATGGAGCTATTACTGCCGCCAATGCTGCAAGTCTTACCAACAAGCTGTGTCAGATGTCCAATGGCAGGATCTATGATGAGAGTAAGAATGTGGTGAAAATCCACGACCGAAAGCTGGATGCCCTTGAGGACATTATCGAGTCAGCCAACGGCCAGCCCCTGCTAATTGCATATTGGTTTAAGCATGACCTTGAAGCTATCAGCAGTCGGTTCAAGGTACGAGAGATAAAGACCAGTGCTGATATTGCTGACTGGAATGAAGGCAAAATCCCTGTGGCTGTTATTCATCCCGCTTCAGCTGGCCATGGACTGAACCTTCAGGCAGGAGGAAACACACTGGTGTGGTTCGGTCTTACCTGGTCTTTGGAACTTTACCAGCAGACCAACGCAAGACTCTGGCGGCAGGGACAGTCAGCAGGTACTGTTGTCATCCAGCACATTATCTGCAAGGACACAGTTGATGGGAGAATCCTTAAGGCTTTAAAGGCAAAAGATACAACTCAGTCGGCACTAATAGATGCGGTTAAGGCGGTGATATAGATGTGTGAAAATGGCATTTTTAACCTCGTGCAGGCCATTGTAAAACAGGCAGCCAAGGATTACAGAGCTGTCAGACACGAGAAGGAATCATACGAAAAGGATAAGCTGGAGAAGTTCTTCCTTTCCAAGTGGTTCAGTGACCTCACTGGGCTTGATGGCGAGATGGTTCTGGGTAGGCTTAAGGCAGGTGATTGATGGTGAAGGCTGTAGAGCTTTTTAATAAAGCTAGATTATTGGACATGGAGATTGATACCCTTATTGAGGAATCACAATCAATTCGTGACATGGCCACACGAGTTACATCAACGATAAATGATATGCCTGGAGCTCCATTAAAGAACAACGATAGGTTCCAAGACACAATGGTTTCCTTGATAGATTATGAGCGAAAGATTAATTCAAGGATTGATGAATTGGTTAATCTTAAGCAGGAGATAAATGATGTTATTGGTAAGTTACCAAGACTAGAGCATCGTATTGTTTTAGCAAAGCGTTATCTTCAAAGAAAGAGATGGGAACAGATTGCTGTTGAGATGAAGTATGAGGAGCGTCAGGTGAGGAGGTTTAAAACCGAGGCATTAAATGAAGCTGACAAAATCTTGTCCGAAAATGTCCGAGAATGTCCGACTGGTAGTGTGATATAGTATAAACTAGAGAAAGTAAGATAAGACGAGCCATCAGGGAGCAATCCTTGGTGGCTTTTCTATTGGAGTGATTAGTATGCCAAGGAAACCAATGAAGCCTTGCAAGCACCCTGGCTGTCCGAAGCTGACCGCCGGGAACTACTGCAAGGAACATGAAGCCATGCATCAAAAAGACTACGAGCGAACCCCAGAGGAACGTAAACGTTACGGTTACCAATGGAAGAAGGCTCGTAAGAGATATGTAGCTGCACACCCTGTCTGTGAGATGTGCCTGCTTAATAAGCGGGTAACACCTGTCGAGGAAGTGCATCATATCCTGCCACTGGATCACGGTGGTAATCATAATCCACTGAACCTCATGAGTCTGTGTAAGGCTTGTCACAGTCGTATTACGGCACTCATGGGCGATAGGTGGAACAAGCAGAAGGAATACACGTACTGAGGGGGAGGGGGGCCTAAAATCTCTGTGGAGCGGACGCTTGTCCAGCGGGCACCCCCCTCGCGCAGAAAAAGTGCGATTTCAGAAGGGTAAAAGGAAGGAGTGTTCGGTTTGCCGACTAAATCAAATAATATTGGAGGGCGTGGAGGTGCTAGGCCGGGTGCTGGTCGTAAGAAAAAAGCACTGGCTGACAAGGTGGCCACAGGCAATCCAGGCGGCAGACCGTTAGTTGTCTTAGATATTCCTGATATGCCTGAACCAGTCGAACTTGAAGGTGCTGATATGCCGGAGCCAAGAGAGTTCCTCTCCGCCCAGCAGCGTGATGGAAGTGAACTTGAGGCTAAGGAGATTTATACAGAAACATGGAACTGGCTGAAACGTCTCGGTATGCATACCAAGATTAGTAAACAGCTCTTGGAGCGTTATGCCATGTGCTCTGCCAGATGGATTCAGTGTGAGGAGCTGACAAGCCGTATGGGTATGCTCAGTAAACACCCGACTTCCGGCAAGCCAATAACCTCGCCATTCATAAACATCGGTATAAACTACATGAACCAAGCCAACAGGCTGTGGAATGAGATATTCCAAATAGTAAAAGAGAACTGCGTTACCGGCTATGAGGGAGACACCCCGTCAGATGATTTGATGGAGCGCCTGCTAAGAGCCAGGGAAAGGAAATAAAAAAGACCTCACACGGTGTGAGGTCTAATGGTTCTTGATAAATGTGTATAAGGCAAACAGTACGACAGTTGCACAAATAAAGAAATACAATGTTACTAATTTTGCTCTTAGTGGAATTTCATTGCTGGGTTCATAATCGATTAATGGTCTTTTATCTTCGGGGATTACTGCAGATATTGAACGTTCTTTTGCTGCCTTGGCACTTAAAGCTGCAGCCTGTTTATGCAGTTCTTTGCAATGGAGGTCATCAAGGTATTCTTCCATGCTCCTGTAGAGTCTTTGGTAGCAATGCAAAACACCAGGAACGGCACCCGTAAAGAAGATACTTATTAGCTTATAAATTATCCACGGTGTGATTACCAGAAAGATGATAATTGCCACAAAACTAGGTATTTTTATCGGGAAAAGGAATACCAAATAATGCCACATAATAATGCACCTCCCTTTAAAAAAATTGTAATACATTAGGGCAAGAAGCACAATTGAGTGCTGGTTAAAAAAACAACCATTTGAAGGATTGGAAGTGATTTGTTTGGAAAAATTGAAATACGAGCTGGTCGATGTTGACCAGCTTATTCCTTATGTGAACAATGCCAGAACACACTCGCCTGAACAGGTGACCAAGCTGGCAAGTGCTATCAAAGAGTTTGGGTTTATTAATCCGGTGATAACAGACGGAGAACATGGCATTTTGGCAGGACATGGCAGAATTGCCGCTGCAAAGCAACTGGGTTTGAAACAGGTACCATGTGTCTCCGCTGCTTATCTTACTGAAGCACAGAAGAAAGCTTATATCCTGGCAGACAACAGATTGTCTTTGGATGCTGGCTGGGATGATGAGCTTTTAAAGATTGAGATTGAGTCCCTTGAAAGTGAGGGCTTCGATATTGGCCTTACAGGCTTTGATGAAAAGGAACTGGCCGATCTCTTTGGCACAGATGATAAAGACACCGAGGACGATGACTTTGATGTCAATGCCGCCCTTGATGCGGCGGCTTTTGTTAAATCTGGTGACCTTTGGCTCCTGGGCGAACACCGTCTTTTGTGTGGTGATTCCACAAATCCAAAAGATGTAGCTACACTTATGAACGGCCAGAAGGCAAATGTGTGTATTACCGACCCGCCTTATAACTGTGCTTATAAAGGCGGTACCGGAATGACCATCATGAATGATAAATGGAGTGATGGAGAAGCCTTCTATCACTTCCTGTTGGACGCATTCAAGAATGCCTATAACAGCCTGGTTGATGGCGGCGCATTTTATGCGTTCCATTCGGATGCGGAAAAATGTAACTTCTTCAATGCTTCTGTGGATGCTGGGTTCCATTATTCCACGACCTGCATTTGGGTAAAGAATGCTCTGGTTATTGGGAGAATGGATTATCAGATGCGGCATGAGCCAGTGCTTTATGCTTTTAAGGACACAGCCAAGCATAAATTCTATGGTGACCGTAAGCAGACCACGGTCTGGGAATTTGATAAGCCAACGAAATCAAAGCTTCATCCGACACAGAAACCACTGCCGTTGATAGCTTATCCGATGCAGAACTCCTGCCAGGAGAACGGCATAGTTCTTGACCTGTTTGGTGGCAGCGGTTCTACTATGATGGCAGCCGCCCAGCTGAATAGAAAAGCCTATCTCATGGAGCTTGATCCCAAATACGCATCTGCCATTGTCAGAAGATTTGTGGCAAGCTACGGAACAGATGATGTGCGGGTAATCAGAGATGGCGAGGAACTTCCTTGCAACGATGTGTATATCCCGACAGACGAGGAACTTGAATTTAAGGAATCCTCAGTAACCGATAAGCAGAAGGGTTCTCATTCAGCTTGAATAGGCCCGGATACTTTAGCATGGCAAACTCGAGAAGACTAGAAATGCGAGTATACTGTATATTCTCATAAGACGAGGAAAGGCCCCCTCGCAGGGGGCGGGGGCTGCGGCTTTTCAGCCGCGGGTGAAAATGAAGGCCGGTTCCTGCTGGTAGTCTTCGCCTGGCCAAGCCTTGTGGGTGTTCACCAAGGTCATTCCTTCCAGCTTCCAGCCTGATTTTGTGAATTCCCAGGCAATCTTGTTGGAGCTGCTCCAGGTTGAGCTGAAGGTAAATTCCTTGATTCCCGCGTCCTCAAGGCCCTTTAAAAGCATCGGGATGTCTTTTTCCCAAATGCAGTCCTGGCCAAGGTCGAGGCGGCTGTTTTCTCTTTCCTGGCTTGTTTCGTAAAGGCTGAACACCCAGGCGAAGCCTTCGCCGCGTTCCTTGATCCTTGCCTCAAGGTCTTTGTATTCTGCTTTGAGCTGGTTCTTTTCTTCTTCGGTGGTTGCCTCCTTGTAGCGGCTTCTCAGGTTCTTGAGTTCGTTGTAAAAATCCTTAATCATGCTGTTTTCCTCCTTCAAAGGTGTGCTTTTCTTTCGGTACTGTATATATCACTCTAAAGCACATAATTAGCAAGTAATATGTGCAAAATAAATAATTATTATTTATCGAAAAACAACTTGCTATAAATGTTGCTTAGAGCAATCATACACATACCAAAATAAACATCACCAAAAAGGAGGAAATCAGAAATGAAGATTCATTACGACAGAACAGGCGCACAGCGCAAGGAAATGGTGAAGGTGATCAGCAAGGTTACCGGGGAAAAGGCAAAGTACCTTGGAATGCCAAGTTGCGCCTACCAGATTGGCCCATTCCACTTGGACAAGGAAGGAACCTTGGAATTTGACGAAGTAGGGGATAACGAAATCGCCAAGAAGGTAGTTGACGGACTCCTCGAAGCCGGGTTCGCCGGGGGAAAGAACGAGAACATCGGAAAGGTGCTGGAGCAGCTTGACGGGGCAGACAGCCAACAGGAGGCCGACAGCGAAGAGGAAATCAAAATGGCAATCCCTTATGAGGGCTTCGATGAAAATTCCCTCCAAAACCTGGAGAACCTGATAAAAGCAAAGGGCAGCCTTATAAAGAAGGCCCTCGGAATTGAGGAACTTCCAATAAAGGTGGAGGGGAATCAAATAAGATTTCCTTGGTTCCAGAATCCATTGGAAGATAGGGAAAAAATAATCTACGCAACCTTCATTTCAAAACTTGCAAAAATGGCCAAGTGCCAAAAACGCATTAGTGCCAAGGAAAAGGAAGTAACGAATGAGAAATATGCCTTCAGGTGTTTCCTTTTAAGACTTGGATTTATCGGTAATTTTTATAAGCCTCACAGAAAACTTCTCCTGAGCAAACTTGAAGGCTCCAGTGCATTCAAAACTGGTAAACCAGAGTGAAAATAACGGGCTGCCCTTTGGGCGGCCTTTTGTATACTTGCTAAAACGCTTGATAATAGTGTGCTTTAGAGTGATGTATATAAGTGCCAGAAGGCAATACAACACTTAAGGAGAATTTTGAAAATGAGAATGCCAAAGTGGAGTATCATCTACAGAATGCGGGAATGCTATCCGGAAGGAAGTAGGGTGGAACTGGATTTTATGGAGAAACCCAAGGCACCACCAAAGGGAACCAGAGGAACGGTACTTGGTGTAGATCTCGCAGGGAGCATAATTGTTGATTGGGATAACGGCAGTGAGCTTAATGTGACCTACGGTGTAGATAAGTGCCATCCAGTGCATGATTAAGAAAAAACAAGGGCCGCCCCTCAGGGTGGCCTTATGCATACTTTCAAAATCGCTTGATAATTATGTGCTTTAGAGTGATGTATGTACATGCCAAAAGGCAAATACAACATATTAGGAGGATTCGGAAAATGAAAATGCCAAGCAGGGAACTGATTGCAAAAATGCGGAGGATTTACACCAAAGGGAGCCGGGTGGAACTGGATTCCATGGATGACCCACAGGCCCCACCACAGGGCACCAGAGGGACGGTGCTGGGGGTTGATGACATAGGCAGCATCATGGTTGCCTGGGACAACGGCAGCGGCCTTCATGTGGTCTACGGAGAAGACAGCTGCCATTTGGTAGAGGAGGGCTGATCATGACCGAGGAAATCAAAAACCAGATACTGGACATCAGGCAGACCGGGGCAACAAATATGTTCGACATCATAAGGGTGAAGGAAATTGCGGAACTTATGGAATTTACCGAGCTGGCGGAGTTCCTTCCTGAAAACAAGGCCGAGTATGTGAATTTCATTCTTCATGGGGAGTAAGCAAAAAAACAGCTGGGGAAGCGGGCAAAAAAGCCCGTAACCCTAGTTGCTTCAAGGCTTTAAGTATACAAAAATAAACACAGATTCTTTCTGTAAATAACTTGCTATTAGAACACATGTATGGCAATATACACACAACAAAAGCAAAGCAAGGCAAAAAGCAGAAAGGATGACAAAACATGATGGATTTAAGAGCACAGACCTTTGGGGTAGAAATTGAGATGACAGGGATTACGAGAAGCAAGGCAGCAAAGACAATCGCAGCCTACTTCGGAAAAGAAAGCACCCACTACGGCGGAACCTACGACACCTACCAGGCCGGGGACAGCAAGGGCAGAACTTGGAAGGCCATGAGCGACTCAAGCATCAAGGCAGAAAAGAAAAACGGCGGCCGGGCAAGCGACCTTTACAAAACAGAGGTTGTAACCCCAATCCTCAGATACGAGGACATTGAAGACCTGCAGGAAGTTTTGAGAAGGCTCAGAAAGGCAGGGGCCATTGTAAACGAAAGCACAGGAATTCACATCCACATCGGAGCCGAGAATTTCACCCCAGCCACCCTTTGCAACCTTTTAAAGAACATCAGAAGCAAGGAGGACATCCTTTACAAAGCCATCCAGGTAAAGAATTCCAGAGTATACTATTGCAAGAAAACAAACCAAGCCCTGATTGAAATGATTGAAAAGCACCGCCCAACAACAAGGGAAAAGCTGGCCGACCTTTGGTACCAAGAAGCACCTTACGGAAGGGAACGCCATTACAACGAGAGCAGATACCACGGCCTTAACCTTCACGCCTACTTCACCAAGGGAACGGTTGAGTTTAGGCTTTTCAACAGCACCCTCCACGCAGGGGAGCTCAAAGCCTACATACAGTTTTGCCTGGCGGTTACCGCAAAGGCAATAAACACCTCCAAGGCATCCAGCAAGCCAAGCGTAAGCGACAACGAAAAATACACCTTCAGATGCTGGCTCCTCCGCCTTGGCCTTAACGGTGACGAGTTCAAGACCTGCCGCCACCACCTTTTGAAGAACCTTGAAGGAAACTCAGCATGGAGACGCCTTTCCTAAAGGAAACCACACACCAGCCCCTTCGGGGGCCTTTGGGTGGTAGAAGCCGATAGTGATTTCTTTTAGGAAGGGAGTTTCAGATTATGAAAAAATCAATTTATTTAGCCTACGGAAGTAACATGAGCCTCCAGCAGATGTACCATCGTTGCCCTGATGCCGAGCCAGTCGGCAAGGGGATTATAAAAGGATGGCGGCTGATGTTCAAGGGCTCCCAAAGCGGGAACTATGCCACAATCGAAAAAGAGGAAGGCTGCACAGTTCCGGTGGTAGTTTGGGCAATCAGTGAAAAGGACGAGGAACGCCTCGACCGCTACGAAGGCTGGCCACACTTTTATGTCAAGGAAACCGTGGAGTTCGATTACATCGGTGACCGCCCAGGAAGGCGAGTGAAGGGAGAAGGCATGGTTTATATAATGCCCCCGGATGAATCAACCCTTGGCCTTCCAAGCCAGAGGTACTTTGATGTTTTGCTGGAAGGCTACCAGCGCTTCGGGCTGGACCTAAAAATCCTTTATGAAGCCTTGGATTACAGCAAATAATAAAACAGAATAAATGTACTAAATAACTTGCTATTCCTCCGAACCAGAGCTAATATACACACAACCAAAGGAAAAGGAGGAACAAGGAAATGACAAGGTTTCAAAAAGACAAGCAGGAGATTTTGGAAGGCAACAGCCGCGAGGTGATGGCCGGGAGAAAAGAGGAGCTCAAAAAGCTAGAGAAAGAACTCAGGGAATGCCGCAACGGGTTCAGGGCCCAGTGCCTTAGGCAGGAAATTGAACGCCGGCAGAGAGAATACCGCGAACTTGACGAGATGATTTGAAGGGAGGAAACAGCAATGTGGGACAAGGCTACACTTGAAATCGATGGAACCAAGATAGAGTATTGGGTAAAGCATTATGAGAAAGGCTCCGAATTCGGAATCGATGAGGGCAGGATTTCCAAGCTGGACTGCCGGGTAGACGGGGAGAGAATTTTGAATTACGACCGGGGTTGGGATCTTGAACCACAGACGGAACTTGCCATCAAGGCACTTGAAATTCTCAAAAGCAGATTTAACTGAAACCAAATGAAAACAGCCCATTCAGGGTTGTTTTCTCGTAGTGAAGTATACAAAACTTATGTACTAAATAACTTGCTATACCTCCGAAGCAGAGCTAATATGTACACAACCAAAGGGGAACAGCCCCAAAATAAAAGGAGGAACAAGAAAATGGAAAAGCAGGAAATTTTGGAAGAAATCAAATTGGCAACCGAGGAAGTAGCATTGATCCTTTGGGACGGACCACGCCTCAGCAACCAGAAGGCGGTTTTGGAAAACATCGACAAAGCATTGATGAAGGGTTGGGACACAATACCACCTAAGGACTTGCAGCTCGCCTTGGCACAGGGCTTGATGTCAGCCGCCACAATCCTGACAACCATGGAAAACAGCGAGGATTAAAACAAAAAAAGCCGGAAGGCCCTCTTCGGAGGCCTTTTGGTCGTAGCGAAAATTATTACCATACAATAAGAATACCATTTGTTATGGTATGGTAATAACTTTCGCCCGATGACGACTGAGCACAGTATACTCTGTGTGTTGGATTTGAAAGTTTTACTATACTAAAGTATCGGCCCCGATTGGGGCTTATTTTATTGGGGGAATTTTATGGAAGGTTATAAGCCTACAAAATTCAAACTGGATACATCCCATTATGATAAAGGGCAGGCTGACTTTGCGGTAGGCTTTATTGAGTGCCTTTGCCACACAAAGGGCAGGTGGGCCGGTAAGCCTTTTAAGCTGCTCCCTTGGCAGGAACAGATTATAAGGGATATTTTTGGAACTGTTAAGGAAGATGGCCACAGGCAGTTTACCACAGCCTATATTGAAATACCAAAGAAGAATGGTAAAAGCGAATTAGCCGCTGCCGTTGCACTTTATCTTTTGTTTGCCGATGGTGAGGCAGCCCCGGAGGTTTATGGGGCGGCGGCGGATAGGCAACAGGCGGCCATTGTGTTTGATGTTGCCAATCAGATGGTGAAACTGACCCCGGCATTGGCGAAGAGGTCAAAGAGCCTTGGAGCCAATAAACGTATTGTGTCCCATCTGAATAATGGATTTTATCAAGTGCTTTCTGCAGAGGTAGGGACCAAGCATGGCCTAAATGTTTCAGGGCTGGTGCTGGATGAGGTACACACCCAGCCAAACAGAAAACTCTACGATGTTCTTACGAAAGGCTCCGGAGATGCAAGAGAACAGCCTCTGTACTTTTTGATTACCACAGCTGGGAACGACACCAACTCCATTTGTTACGAGCTTCACCAAAAGGCATTGGATATCATTGAGGGGCGGAAGTTTGACCCCACATTTTATCCTGTCATTTATGGTGCTGCCGAGTCCGAGGATTGGACGAGCCCGGAAGTGTGGAAAAAGGCTAATCCTTCACTTGGTGAAACAATCACAATAGATAAGGTGGTGGCGGCCTGCGAGTCAGCCAAGCAGAACCCGGCAGAGGAGAACTCCTTCAGGCAGCTTCGCCTAAACCAATGGGTAAAGCAGGCTGTCAGATGGATGCCGATGGATAAATGGGATAAATGTGCTTTTACAGTCAATGAGGATGAACTGGAAGGACGTGTCTGCTATGGAGGTCTTGACCTTTCCAGTACAACAGATATTACAGCCTTTGTGCTGGTGTTCCCGCCACTTGATGAGGAGGATAAATACTACATTCTCCCTTATTTTTGGATTCCGGAGGACAATGTTGACCTTAGGGTAAGGCGCGATCATGTGCCTTATGATGTGTGGGAGAAGCAGGGGACGCTTCTTACAACTGAAGGAAATGTGGTCCATTACGGATATATTGAGCAGTTTATCGAGAAGCTGAATGAAAGGTTCAATATCCGGGAAATTGCCTATGACCGCTGGGGAGCTGTGCAGATGGTGCAGAATCTTGAGGGTATGGGTTTTACTGTGGTTCCGTTTGGGCAGGGCTTTAAGGATATGAACCCACCAACCAAGGAATTGATGAAGCTGACCCTGGAGCAGAAATTGGCCCATGGCGGCCATCCGGTCCTTAGATGGATGATGGACAACATCTTCATAAAGACAGATCCAGCCGGGAACATAAAACCGGACAAAGAAAAATCCACAGAGAAGATTGACGGTGTTGTGGCCACGATAATGGCTCTTGACCGAGCAATCCGCTGTGGATTGGATAATGGTGAAAGTGTATATGATGAGCGTGGAATATTGTTGATTTAAGACACAACAGGTGCTACAGCTTTTTTAGCCAATAACTCAAGCAGACGCTTGGATGGTCCGTTTGGAGTATTTCTGCCAGATTCCCATGCTTCTATAGTTTTTTTGCTTACACATAAAAACTTGGCAAGCAGGTTTTGAGTAAGATTATTTTCCATACGGATATTTCGTATTTCACTTGGAGTGAAGTTACGTACGGTATCGACATCAATTGTCAATACTGTTTGTTTTAGATTGGCACCATTGGTAACTTCAATATCATCAATAATTTCATTTAAAGATGCACTTATCATATCATATGCTTTACTCATATCTTACACATCCTTTCTGGCATAGATCTTCTCAAGTTTATCAATTAACAATTTGATGTTGTTCCTCTCGGTTTTGGAGAGGTTTTCCATCTCATTTTTAGCGAATACCATGATTAAGAAAATCGTTCCACTAATTTCAAAATCTACATAACATACTCTGGCACAATGAGATTTTCCTCTGTTTCCATAGCTATATCGAAGCTTTCTAAGGCGGCCAGTACCAGACATAACAGGGCCAATTTTAGGATTTTCTAAAAGAATGGATTGAAGTTCTCTAAGATTTTCATCCGTTAGTCCAAGTTCTTTCCACTGTTTTTCAAACAATTCACCGTGGATAAATTTTCTGCTTACTTTCATTTGATTACCCCTATTTAAATTTTACCCTATTCAGTAGGGTTGGTCAATATAGATATTATCATAGGATTGTGAATATGTAAAGGAGGCATCAGCCTATGAATCTATTTTCTAAACTGTTTCGTTCAAGGGATAAGCCAAAGGATTATTTATCAGTCCATTGGCCTTTTTTATTTGGCGGCACTACCGCAGGGAGAAATGTCAATGAACGGACATCCATGCAGGTTACTGCTGTATATGCCTGTGTCAGAATACTTTCTGAGGCAATAGCCAGTCTGCCCCTTAATGTGTACCAGTACGGGGCGGAGGGCAGCAAGGAAAAGCTCTACAGCCATCCGCTTTATCATCTTTTGCATGATGAGCCAAATCCTGAGATGACCAGCTTTATCTTCAGGGAGACTATGATGAGCCATCTGCTTCTCTGGGGGAATGCCTATGCCCAGATTATAAGGAATGGCAAAGGTGAGGTGGTCGGCCTTTATCCGCTTCTTCCAAACAAGATGGATGTAAGCCGTAATAAGGCTGGGCGGCTGATATATACCTACAGACGCAATTCTGATGAAGCAGGATCCGAGAAGCGGGATGAAGAAGTGGTTCTCAAAAGAGAGGATGTGCTTCATATTCCGGGCCTTGGATTTGATGGCCTTATAGGATACAGCCCTATTGCCATGGCCAAGAATGCCATCGGTATTGCGATAGCCACTGAGGAATATGGAGCTACCTTCTTTGCCAATGGAGCCACTCCGGGAGGAATACTTGAACACCCAGGTGTTGTTAAAGATCCTGAGAAACTTCGCCAAAGCTGGAAGTCCCAGTTCTCTGGTAAGAACAGTCACAGCGTTGCTGTTCTGGAGGAAGGAATGACTTTCAAGCAGATGGCCATACCGCCTAATGAAGCACAGTTCCTTGAAACCAGAAAATTTCAAATCAATGAGATAGCTCGAATTTTCAGAGTACCGCCACACATGGTAGGTGATCTTGAAAAGTCGAGCTTTTCTAATATTGAGCAGCAGTCCTTGGATTTTGTAATGTACACCCTTAATCCTTGGATAGTTCGCTGGGAACAAGCAATGCAGCAGGCACTTTTGCTGCCATCAGAAAAGAGTCAGCTGTTCTTCAGGTTCAATGTGGATGGTCTTCTTCGTGGGGACTATCAGAGCCGGATGAATGGCTATGCTGTGGCAAGGCAGAATGGCTGGATGTCAGCAAATGACATAAGGGAGCTGGAGAACATGAATCCTATTCCTGCTGAGGAAGGAGGTAATCTATACCTTATTAACGGAAATCTTACAAAGTTAAAAGACGCGGGTATTTTTGCAAAGCCTGCTGAAAGGAATGATTTAGATGAGTCGTAAATTTTGGAATTGGGTGAGGAATGATAATGATGAAAGAATACTTATGCTCAATGGGGAAATCTCTGACCAGACTTGGTTCGGTGATGAAGTCACACCTGAAGAATTTAGAAACGAGCTTAACAGTTGCCAGGGTAAAGTCACTGTTTGGATTAATTCTCCTGGCGGGGATTGTTTTGCTGCTGCACAGATATATAACATGCTCATGGAATACCCAGGATGCGTTGATGTTCACATTGATGGCATTGCTGCTTCAGCAGCTTCGGTAATTGCTATGGCTGGAAGTCATGTGGCCATATCCCCTGTTGGCATGATGATGATTCATAATCCTGCTACTGTCTCCATCGGGGATGAACGGGAAATGAAGAAAGCCATAGAGATGCTTTCCGAAGTAAAGGAATCCATCATCAATGCTTACGAGCTTAAGACTGGACTTCCAAGAAAGCAGCTGTCCAACATGATGAATGCCGAGTCCTGGTTCAATGCCAAAAAGGCTGTGGAGCTTGGATTTGCCGACAGTATTCTTTATGACACCGATGAGGATGATGAGCCGGAGGCCATGATTTTTTCAAGGGCTGCGGTGACCAATTCATTCTTGGATAAATTTAAAGCTGCCAAAAAGGTAGCAGATAATCGTATTGACGCTTCTGAACTTCAGAAGCGTTTAGTTATTTTAGGAGGAATGTAAAATGGATAAGATTAATGAACTGATTGAAAAACGTGCTAAGCTTTGGGCAGAGGCCAAGAATTTCCTTGATACTCATACTGATGAAGATGGTAAGCTCTCTGCTGAAGATGCTGCCACCTATGAGAAGATGGAGGCTGATGTGGTGGATATGAAAAAGTCCATCGATCGCCTGCAGCGTCAGGCGGTTATTGATAGGGAGCTTGATAAGCCAACTAGTACGCCTATTACCAATGAACCATCTTCTGGTAAGGCACCAGCCAATTTCCGTGCTACGGATGAATACCGTAAGGAAATGTTGGCAGCAACCCGCAGCCGCTTCCGCAATATCAGTAATGTTCTTAAGGAAGGTGATGACCAGCAGGGTGGTTATCTCGTGCCAGTTGAGTATGATAAGCGTCTCGTTGATGTGTTGAATGCAGAAAACATTATGCGTAATCTTTCTACTAAGATTACCACCTCCGGGCAGCACAAAATCAATATTGCTGCCACAAAGCCAGCAGCTGCCTGGATTGAAGAAGGAGAGACCCTCGGTTTTGGTGAGGCAACCTTTGACCAGATTATGCTTGATGCATATAAGCTCCATGTGGCTATCAAGATTACTGAGGAGCTTCTCTACGATAATGCCTTTAACCTCGAAAGTTACATCATCGACCAGTTTGGTAAAGCACTGGCCAATGCAGAAGAAGATGCCTTCCTTAATGGTGATGGCAAAGGTAAGCCTACAGGCATTTTTGATGCTGAAAAGGGTGGACAGTTTAATACCACGACTTCCAGCAATAGCATTAGTGCCGATGATATCATCACCCTGATTTATAACCTTAAGCGTCCGTACCGCAAGAATGCGGCATTTATCACTAACGATAAGACTTTGGCTTCTATTCGTAAGCTGAAGGATAACAATGGCGTGTATATGTGGCAGCCGGCACTTACTGCAGGTGAACCAGATCGTATTTTAGGGTATGAGGTACACACCTCTGAATATGCACCAGAATCTGCGACAGGAAAGCCAGCTATGGCATTTGGTGATTACTCCTACTATAACATCGGTGACCGCGGTACACGTTCCATGCAGGAACTGAAGGAACTCTTCGCTGGTAACGGTATGGTGGGATATGTGATGAAAGAACGTGTCGATGGGCGCCTTATCCTCCCAGAAGCAGTTCAGATTCTTTCTATGAAGGGTACTTCTTCCAAGCCATAATAGAGGTGAGGTAAATGCTGGTAACTCTTGAGGAAACCAAACAGTATCTTAGGATTGATGGCGACTATGATGATGAGCTGATTGAAGGGCTTATGGCCACAGCAAATGATTTATGCCTGGCAATCTTAAGACAGGACGAGTCGGAATTGGACGGGGAAAATCCTCGGCTGAGAACGGCTATTTTTTATGCGGTGACTTATCTGTATGAGCACCGTGATGAAGCAGATCATAGAGGGTTAGCCTTAACCCTCCGTGACCTACTGTCCGGACTCCGTAAGGAGGGCTTCTGATGAAGGTAGGGAAAATGCGTTATCGTATAACACTTCAAATTCCAACAGATGAAACAGATATGTATGCCAATCCCAAGGAGGAGTGGACAGATTTTAAGGAAGTCTGGGCGGATATAGTTCCTGTAAGCGGCAGAGAATACTTTGCCGCTGAGCAGGCTATGTCTGAAACACAGTTTAAAATCTATATCCGCTACCTTGATGGAGTAACACAGAAAATGCGGATACTACATGGTAATGTGGCTTATGAAATCCTGACTGTGCTCGGGGATAAACGCATTGGCAGGCTGACTCTTATGGTGAAGGTGATAGTATGAGTTCTTTATCCGATGTTTTTCAGGATATTGGTGAAAAAGCTACAAAGGCTGCCAAGGATGCACTAAGTAATGGGGCGGATATGGTAGTAAATGATGCAAAAACCAGATGTCCGGTGAGAACTGGAGCCCTTAAGGAATCCATTCATAAAGTGGTTTTGCGGGGCGGAACTAAAATAAAGGTTGTGGCAGATGCCACTAATGATAATGGCGTACCTTATGGTAGGTTTGTTGAGTTCTCGCCTATGATAAATGAACCATTTTTGTATCCGGCGTTGGATGCTTTGCGAAACACCATAAGGGAAAATATAGCCGAAGCTGTGCAGGAAAGCCTAAAGAGGTGAGAGCATGATTGAAAAAATTGTTGAGGCACTAAGGACAGATATCCTTCTGGGAGTGAAGGGGATCTATCATCAGCTTAGTCCTCATGGATGTAAATACCCCAATATCGTCTATAAGGTAATATCTGATGTCCCAGCCCTTCATGGGGACAACGTGGAGCTTCAGTCCAGGGTGACTGTAAGAATACATATCATAACCAAGGACGGGAACTATCACAATATTTATAGACGGGTAAACAGAACAATGACTGACCTCGGATTTATGCGGGTTCAGGCAGTAGATATGATTGAAGATGGCCTTAAAATGAAGGTCATAGATTACAGAACAGGAGTTGATGCATTATGACAGCACCACAGACGGGGATTACCAATTCTCCTTTTATCGGGCTTAAGGGATTTCATGTAGCAAAGCTCATTGATGACCCAAAAGACGGTACCCCAACCTATGAAGAGATTATTTCCATTCCTCATATCCGGCAGGTGTCTATTAAGCCACAGAATTCATCTGCAACCCTTTATGCAGATAACCAGGCAGTGGACACCGCCAGCACAACCAGTGAGTATGAACTGACCGTGGATATTGCCACCCTGCCTTTGGAGTACAAGGCATACCTTCTTGGGCATGAAATTAAGGATGGCGTGATGACAGCCAGCAAGGATGATGTTTCGCCATACTTTGCTGTGATGTTTGAATCCACCAAGAAGAATGGAAAGAAGAGGTTCTGCAAGTTCTTCAAGGTTCAGTTTAATGAGCCGGATGAGAACCCACAGACCAAGGCAGAGAATATCAGCTACAACACACCAACTCTTGGCGCCAAGGCTATTTATCGTACTGCTGATGGCCTTTCCTACCGTCAGGCTGATGAGGAAGCTACCGGCTTTACAGCTGAAACTGCTGCTGCGTGGTATACGGAGGTGTAATTTATGGATACACCTTTTATCATAATCAACGGAAAAAAAATCGAACCCGCTGCACCCAAGATGAAGGTGTGGCGGGCTTTTTTGAAGTCTGCGGACAGGGACAGAAGCAAGGAACAGCTGGATGATTTTTTGAAAGAGCAGATTGATCTTATTGTGCTTGCCTTCGGTAAGCCTGATGTGGTCAATGAGGAATCTATTGATGAGTATATGGAGATTGCAGATGTAGTCCCTATGGTAAGAAAGCTATTCAAGTGGATTCAAACAATGACATTTGAAAAACTTGCTAAAGCCCCAAATGCAGAAACGGAGACAGCTCAGTAGAGTTGTCTCCGTATGAACATATATTAAGTTATTATGAACGGCTCCAGTCAGCCTATGGATGGACAATCAGCGAGATTGATGAGTCCGACCTGGAAGTGCTTTTGGAGCAGATGGTAATAATCACCAAGAAGAATTATAAACCGGCGTATATTGAGGATGTGATGGGATAACTATTATTCCTTTTCAATAACGACAGCATTACCATTTGCAGTTACACAAAAAACATACGGTAGGTATAACGTTCCGCCAGCTGCACTTGCAGTTTCTGGGTCCATAGTTATGTAATCAAAATCGACACCGATAACTGCGTTGCATCCTAAGTTATATGCTGCTTCTTTTAATTCTTGAATTGCTTGTCTACGAATTTGACGTAAAGCTTTTGATAATTCTTCGCCTACATCTGCTGTAGTATCAAACAGATATCCACCCTGGCCACGTGGAATTTGGATAACATCATCACCAGAGATGTAGCCAGAGTATTTTACAATTTTGTATCCTTCAAAATTAAATCCGGAGCTAATGAGCATTTGAGCGAGTGCTTGCTGTTTTGCATTTTCTTGTTCCTGCATCCTCCTAGCTTCATCAGCTCGAGCGGTTAAAACATTTTGATATCTAGTTATCCATTCCTCTAAACCATCTGGAAGAAACTTATCTCCAAAGAATCCTTCTGATTCCCATTTAATATTGTTTCTACGCAAGAATTCATCAAAATCATTCATGTTAAAATTATATCTTTTGGATATTTCTTTTCTGGTAATCATAAATAATCCCCCTTATAAATATCTCATGGCCTCTTTATTGCCTGGATCGATATCCAAGATAAGATTTGCATATTTCCTGGCATTGTGTGGTTCTAACTTACATTTTTGAAGCAGGGTTGCAATTTCATCTTCCATGAAAGTGCCCTTAGTATTAACTTCAAGTTTGTACTTCACACCACAGTAGGCACATTCTTGATATCCATCTCTTTTGATAAATTCAGATGCTCCACAGCTAGTACATATTAGTGATTTCATTTTATTCTCCTGTACATTCTACTAAAAGATTTTTTAAGAAAACAATTCGACAATAATTAAATAAATCCTGTTTGAAATAAAGGAAGTGTAATAATGGCTAAGGGGCAGGAAATTGAAGAACTTTATATCAGTCTTGGGCTTAATATTAATGACCTGAAACTTGGCTTTGATACTGCCGGGAAAACAGTCAATCAGGCCATCACCAAGCTCAATAACCAAAATAAGAAAATCCAGCTCAAGACAGATGTAGATTTGTCAAAGCTGACAGGTGTTGGCTCTGAGCTGGATAAGATAAAACTGAAATATGAGGCCATCAATAAACAGCTGGATATCCAAAGGCAGAAGGAAGCTATCCTTCAGGCCCAGTACCAGAGGTCTGTAAAAGATCATGGCATTGGTCATGGTATAACCCAAAGGGCTGAGATGAATCTCCTCTATCAGCAGAAGAACATCGCTGGTCTTGAGGCACAGCTAAGAACCCTTGGTAATTCCTTAAATGCCATACCACCTAAGTCCAACAGGGCTTTTAGCTCCATATCCAAAGGGGCGGGAATGGCAAGAACTGGAATCGGCAAGCTGACTGAAGGTTATACCCTGCTTAATGCGAAGCTGGCAGCATTTATGGCTGTAGCCGGTACTGGCGCCGGTCTTTTTAATATTACCAAGGATGCCATGATGGCGGGTAATAACCTCTATAAGCTGCAGACCCGACTTAATATGACAACTGGTGAAGCCGCGGAGCTGAGCAGGGTTTTTTCATTGGCAGGTTCTAACATCAACAGCCTTACGCCTTTTATTGCTAGGATAGATAAACAGCTGTTATCTGCCGGTGCATCCGGTAATGCCACATCAAAGGCTCTTCAAAAATTTGGTGTCACCATTACTGATGAAGGTGGAAACTTACTACAGATAAATGAACAGCTGGAGCAATTAGCAAAGGGGTATAGGAATGCGGCTGAAGCTGGTGAGGTTGAGGCCTTTACGGCTGAAGTTCTTGGTGCAAAGGGTGCGGCACTTATCCCGGTCCTTGAAGAATATAATGACCTGATGGCTATTTCCAAGAGCGTGAAAACGACAGGACTTTTAAATCCTGCCGAGGCTCATGAAACTTACCTTGAGTGGCAAAAGATGGAAATGGAAATGGGTCAGCTCAAGATGGCTTTGGGGGCGGCACTTCTGCCAGTGTCACGGGAACTTCTTCCTGAGATTACGGAAATGTTCGTGTCCTGGATAAAGCTGATTTCAGATAACAAGGAAGAAATAAAGCTGATGGGGGAAATCCTCATTGACGTGATGCATGAGGCTGGTAAAGCCATTGACCTTGTGGCAAGCGGGCTGGATGCTATTGGCGTAAATGCCAGAAATGTCGGTGAGGTATTACGTGATATTAAGGCTGAATTCGATGCCGGCTATGGTACGGCATTGCTTGCTTATGCAGGAAACCCGACAATGCTACCTCTTGTGGGGGCAACCTTGCGTACATTTGATGATGTACAGCAGCAGCGCTCCAAAAATGATGATGCTGAAAGATCCAGCAAGGCAGAGAAGGAATATTATGCTGACATTGAAAAGCGTAGCAAGGCCCGGCAAAAAGAAGTGGCCCAGATTAAGGCCCAGGAGCAGGCGGAAAAGAACCGTCTTGGGGATGTGGCCAAGGCCAGTAGGGAAATGCAGGAGAGCATTTACGGTCTTACTCATATGGAACTTGAAACACAGCTTCATTCCATTGATAAGGCTATGGAAAAGTATAAAGAGGCGGGCGTATCTGAGGTTGAGCTGGCAAAAGCTACTGAAGCCCAAAAGGCAAAGGTAATTAAGCAGTTCAATGATGATGTTGCCCGATCCATTGACTCTGTCTGGAAGTCAGCATTCCAGAATAGAATGGATGAAATTGACCGTGAAAAAGAAGCCTGGGAAAAGAAAGGTCTTGATGAGGTCAAGGCAACCAAATGGGCGGAGGAGCAGAAGCGTCAGCTCCAACAGGAAACTGCGCTCCATATGTTCAAGGAGAATTATAAATACCTCAAACTCTATCGTAAGGCTATGGCCGGTGGCGGAAGTATGGAGGAAAAGCAGGCCAATGCTATGCAGGCTATTGTGGAGCAGCTTAGAAAGGATGCCAATCTTCCTGCTGATGCCTGGACATCAAGAGAGGAAATAGCCGGCTTTGAACAGGTATTTAAGAACGCCAAGGAAAACATCATTCCGATTTATGACAAGATGCCTACCCGGTTTATCCTGAAAGGAACGGATGCAGTTCCAATGTTTGCTCCTGATTACAACGAAGAAGTCATGAGCAAGATTGGTAATACCCCGGCGCCTTCTCCTGTTACGGCATCTCAGGAGAATATCAACTACAACCTCAATGTGGATGTTCATGGCCTTGAGGATGTGTCCCATGAAGTGGCCGATACAGCGGCCAAGAAGATACTTGATATGCTGCCACAAAACAGCAATGTAAACATAAGCTACGGAGGAGGATAAGCAGATGAAGATTAGGATAGGTGATGCAGTCTCTTTGACCACTCCGATTGATTTTAAATTCCACCCAGATGATCGCCAAACTTTGGTACAGACTGATGGCGGAAATGTGGTGCAGGATTTTGGGAGTGTAGCCAGTGGGGACAAGATTACACTTAATGCCGTGTTTAAACGGGATGAATTTTTGAAGGTCTGGAATTATTACCAGAGCCGGGAACTCATTGATTTTACTGATTCTTCCGGTGTGGTATGGCCCAGGATGAGGGTGAGGATTCTTGCCTATGGCTATAAGGAAAGATTCGAGAATTACATCAATTGTGAGATTGAGTTATGGAGGATATGACTATGATTAATCTATATTGCAATAATCCAACGGCTGGCAAGAAGGACGGTACAGCTATTTCACAGGATAATACCCAGACCAGCCCACTGGCATTAACATTGAAGCTGTCAGAACAAAAGGCTGTAAAGGTAGCTGTAAGAACTGATTCTGGCTATAAAACAACTGATGGTGTCAATATTTCATTTGCTTATTGGGATGGTACAGAATATCAGGCTACTGGCGGCAATGTCGCTAATTGGTATGTGTGCCTAGATAATAACTACTCCAGTGCTGAGGATGCTCTTAGTAAAGGCACATGGGGACATAGCGCAGATATTAGTGATGATGTAACGGATGTAAATACTATCCTTTGGGTAAAGTACGACGCAAGCAACGCCACAACACCAATAAACGACAATAGCACCGCCGTGTGCTTAAAAGCTACTGTTGAAGCTGTTTAAGAGGTGGTTTGTTATGAAATATATAAATTCAAGCATACCGACACTTTTTGACAACAGCACTTTAAAATCTTATACAAATAATAAAAAGTATAAATGTATTGGTAACGGTGAGGCTAAACTCACATTACCTAACGTACAAAATACAAAGTTGTATGTTGCTTTTGACCTGTTTTATGACACAAATTATAACTACATAAATTGTTACCCAATACAAGTATACATGAGTGACGGGGCTTATGATAAAGTAATTAAATCAACCATACAGGTATATTTGGATGCGAGTAAAAAACTAATAAAATTCCGTAATACAAGCAATGATGTGTTTTCTGCGTCAATTTATATGAATGTATGGCATAGAATATATTTAGTTATTGATACGGTAGCGGGGACAGTTAATTTTTACCTTGACGGCGATAAAATCGGGACATATACGGATTATGTAAAAACAGGCGTAAAAGCTATAAGTTGCAAAATAGCAAGTACATTTTGGAGTAATTATATTCCAACAATGAAAAATATAATCATCTCTGACCAATATTTTCCTATGAACGAAACCGTTATAGAAGTACCAGCAACCATTACAAATAATGGTTTTACCTTTGATAGTAGTGGTGATTCTTACGGTTCAGAAGCAGAAAACAGCACATTAAAATTACAACCCGACTTATCGGTTTTAAACGGCTATAAGGTAACGGGCTGTAACGTAGGCATGGCGACGACCGTATTAGGCGACACGATTAAAAATATTCAATGTTCAATGGGCAATTATTCAGATACAAAGGAAATTCCCGCCAATGGTAATGGAATGTATTTTGACGAACTGCCAACAAACATAAAAGATATTACATTAACGGCGAAAAAATAAGGGGGTGGCTTAAATGTCTAATAGCTCAATAAGCACTCCCCGAATATTAACCACAGGTATTATAAAAAATTCTGCTGTAAGCACGCCAAGAATTTTAACAACGGCAATCATAAAAAAATCTAGTATTAGCACGCCAAGAATATTGGCTACCGTCGTATCGTCCACAGATACAAGCTATTATTTTGATACGGCCATAAAAGCCAATACAGACACAGAACAAACCTATGATACTGCCCTAACTTTGCAGCAGGATATAAACGTTAATGCTGATACCTTTATCAAATTACGGACTGACACAGTAAAGCATTATAGTACAGCTATAACCTTAAAGGCTGATACTGCAAATTATTTTGATACTGCTTTAGGTATTGAAAGCAAGGATAAACAAGCCTATTATTTTGATGCTTATACCAATATACAGCAGGATATAAGTATTAGTGCGGATACAGCCATTAGCTTACGTGATGAAGTGGTGCAGCATTATGATACTAATACAGTTATCAAGGCTGATGTAAAACAATACCATGATACGGCTGTAATATTAAGAGATACCACGGCTCAGACAGTAACCCAGCATTTTGATACTACTGTAAAAGCAATGGCAGCAGCCAAATATTATTATGATACCCAAATCAGTATTCCTCGTGACACGACAATTCCAACGGATAAAATTATCAGTGATCCGTTTAAGCCAGCAGCACAGAAGGAAAAGTCCGGTATGGTGTCCATTTCTTTGAATCTCCAGGAGTTAACCCTGGCAGATACCTTCACTTTGGAGACCACGGATAATATCAATATTCTGGATTATATCAGTGGCAAGATACTGGATTTTCCTTATCTTTATCGTGTGGGGGAAACCACACAGCAGGACAGGGTTATTACTGCCAAGGGAATGTATGATGTTGATGAAATTCTGTATCGGAGCATTAACTATGGGCCTGGGCAGAAAACACATAGGCTGTCTGAACACGCATCATATATTGCCAGCGCCTTGGGTAAGAAGCTGGTTTATTGCTGTGATGATTTCGTTCATTCTGGAACATGGATAGGTGAGGGGCAGACCTATGAAAATATCATATCCAGCCTTTTTGGGTGGTCCAGTTCTATCCCTCATAAGGCAATAAATGTGTTTATGCGGGCCGGTGATAATTCCCTGAACATAATTCAGCGTGGTCATGAGAGCAGAACAATTGATATTACAGATACGGCACATACCCACCCTATAATAAACCGTGTCATTGAGCGAAGCATGATTAATTATTCTGGCAGTGATCTGGATAGCGGTAATGATGCCGGCCGGGGACTTTATATCGAGCCACTTCCGTTCTGGGGAACACTTAAATTTGGTGATGCCCTCTGTTCGTATGAATCAGGATATTTACGCAGGGAAGAAATCAACGGCGAAGTAACAACTTATGACTATATAGGTGATGGCTTTGGAACCAGCAAGTATTTGAGAAGAAAAACGACTCAGCATACAGATGGCTCCAAGACAGTTACAACCTATGAATATTCCCACAGCAAAAGTGGTGTCCTTGTTCTGGGGCAGGAAGTGGAAACTACCACGGACAAGAATGACAATGAGACTGTCAGAAAGACAATCCACGCTCCTTTGGGTGGAGGTTTCTATGGTACATCGGTTTATATCGATGGAGAATTTGCAGGCAGTTCAATAGGCACCGGTTCCCCAGCTGCAGCTGCATCCAGATACCTTCAGAATCAGGAATCAATTACATTGGGTGGAGCAAATTATGGTGATAATGATAATCCCCTGGGAAGAGGTAATCGCCTAAAAGAATCAATTGAAGTACCTACATCTGACAGGGATAAGTTGAAGGCTTATCTAAACGAACTGAAATGGCTTAACAGAAAGATCAAGGAAACTGTAACCATGGATATTTATTGCTATGGCCACGTTGTCGATTTTTCCGAAAGAGTCAGATTCCGTGGGCATGAGTATTATCTGGTAAGCAACGCTGTAAGCCAGACAACAAGAGAGCTGAAGCAGAGCGTTCAGCTTGTGAGGTGGTATTGATGTATCAGACGACAATTGCATCTGTAAGTGGAAATATGGCGGCCGATATTAACGGCCGCTCTTTCTATATCGCCGGTAGCAGTATTGTAACGCCAGGGCAGCAGGTATGGACCGACGGTAAGGTTATCTATGGAAATACCTTCACGGGGGCACAGCCTTATATTCCAACGCCAACAAATGGCGGTATTATATGGCTTATTCCTAACAAATCTATATGGCATACGGACACGAAACTGAAACCATTTCAAAAGTTATGCGATACGAACGCACAATATATAACTTGTGGCAACAAGTCACAATTCTACATTAATCAAGGGATCTGGACTAATGGACAAAATCAAAACACAATACAAACCCCGCAAAATTGGCATATAAAAGACGCTTGTTTTATAGATAATACAAGCCTTTTTGAAGTTGGGCATACGTGCAAAAATTTGTACTATCCACAAGGATTAAGGAAAAAAAGCAATTCCTACAGAATGGGCTATTATGCAGTATGCACAGCGGTATTAGACGACTTTTCTGAAACCGTAAAAAAATATTATTCTAACGGCGTCAATCACGAAATGTATATCTTTCACTATGAAGGATTTGAAAAGGCACAAAACACGGGCGGTATATATGTAAAAAAAGATGGGGACAATTTAGACAATATAAACCTTGATAGCTATATAGACAAAGTAAACCAAAAAGCCTTAACTGCTGTAAATTCATTGAACGGGTTTGACCATGAACATATACAGAGTATAGCAAAAATTAATAATATGTCTTGTCATCCCGATGGCTCATATCAGATTGATTTTTGGGTTGGCTCGTTTCATATCGTTTTTATCAATTCTTGGAATTCTTTTGATTATAGATTCTGCAACATGGTTAGCGTTATATCAGAAGCCCGTTATATTGTCACCAACGAAAAAGAAAAAATCATATACAGCAATACACGGGCAAAAGTTATAAAAACGCCTATGCCTAATTGTAACCATACACCCACCGAGGAAGAACAGCCTGAAAACCAAGACGATTTTATTGTTTTTGAATATGGCAACGGACTTTTTAAGGGCGTCGATTGTTATATGAATAGTCCTGCAATACGGAGCAGTGACAAACCTATATGGGTAACGATTGAAGACCCCGAACTAAAATTAATGACCTATACATACGGGAACCCGACAAGTACAAAAGTACGAAATTTTACATATAAACCAAAACATGAGTATAAATCTAACTGGTGGGCGTGTGTTAATTCGCAAAAAATAATGGATAAATTACTAAAAGATGAACATTGGATATATAACGTTGTACTTGTTCCTTGGCCCGTATCCCCCGAAAACCAAGACGACGGGCAAGACACCCGACCACTACAATTTATAAAAGGGGCTTTTTGGCAACAGTTAGAGGATTATTACGGAAAAGAACAGGCTGAAGCAATATTGGACAATATTGTTACTGAAGCGGTTATAGAGGATTATTCCTGCGAGAGTTATGAATGGAAATTAGACGAAACCACCGCCACCTATTCCGCTGATAATCCATATTACTTTAAAACAACAATTGAAGGGTGTACGTTTACTGACAGCAGATATATTACAGACGCCTATAAAATCAAAAAATGGTGTTGGCTTTTTTCCACGTTGCAGACTCTTGAAAATATTGAAAATGAGTTTTATAGAATTGAATTAATCTATTGGGACGGGAAAAATAAAAAAACTTTGCAGTCAATGCTTGTTGACGAATATCAAGGAAGGAATACAAGAATAAAAAACATGAAGGACTTGAAAAAAATAAAACAGTTGGCAGGTGTTGAAAATGGATAATTTACAAAAACTACATGACGCAGTTAAAGCAATATTGGATGTAGCCAACAAGAAGTCAACCAATATCGGGGCTTTGCGGGGAACTATGGTCTCAAGAGATACTGTCCTTATTGAGGGAAAGACCTACCATGCAATAGCCGGCACTCAGGTAAATATGTATCCGGGAGCAATGGTGTGGTGCCAGCTTACATCAAATTCACAAGCAGTAATTATAGGAGCGTGATTAAATGACATCAGAGCAGATTCTCATTATGCTGGCCACGGCAGTGCTTAGTTTCTTTTCTGGCCGAGCCCAGAGCATGGCAAATAAGCATGATGAGGCAGTGGCAAAGAAAGAACAGCTATTTATGGAAATGATGGAAAATCAGAAGAAGTTTATAGCCTGGCAGGAAGAAATCAACAATCAGAATGCTGAGATGAAAAAGGAGATAAGGGCTCTCCAGATAGGGGTTGACCGTATCTGTAAGGGTGGCCTTGTCCTTCTCAGGGATAGGATTATTCAGTCCTGTCGTGCCTTTATTGAGCGTGGGAGTATTACCATCACCGCAAGAAATAATATCCGGGATATGTACAAATGCTATCATGACGAATTCGGTGGCAATGGTGATGGGGAGTATTTCTTTGATGAAATGATGAACCTTCCGATTGACCAGGACGTGCCTATTGTTTCCCCTTTTGATGTCGGAGGTGGTCATAGTGATAGAAAGAATTAATGTTACAGACTTGGTTGTAGTTGTAGCCTTATCCGCAGCTCTCATCATAGCCATTTACTCAAATCTTAATGAGCTTAGCATGAGTATTGCCAGCGGTCTTTTAGGTTATATTGGCGGTGCTGGAAAGCACCATGTTGAAAAGAGAGGAGAGAAGTAATATGAAGGTATTTATTAATCCAGGCCATGCGCCAAATGGAGTACCAGATCCGGGGGCGGTAAGTGATGTCACAGGTCTTAGGGAATGTGATGTGGTACTAAGCGTTGGTAAGCTGGTAGAGCATTACCTTAATGCCGTGGGGATTGAAACTGCTGTGTTACAGAGTGATGAATTATATGAGGTCTGCAGTGAGGCTAATAACCTTGATGCAGATCTTTTTATTTCCATTCACTGTAACAGTGTGGAGTCCCCATATGCGGAGGGAACTGAAACATGGTACTGTGCTGGTTCCAGTGATGGAAAGCATCTGGCTGAATGCATCCAGTCCCAGATTGTAGATCACCTTGGAACCGTGGACAGGGGAGTTAAGATGGCAACCCCGGGTAAGAACGGACTCTATGTCCTTACCAATACGGATATGCCAGCAGTCCTTGTGGAGTTGGCATTTATTTCCAATGAGGATGATGAGAAGCTTTTACGGTTTAACCAGGATGAGTTTGCGAGGGCCATTGCCCGCGGTGTAACGGACTATATGTGATGGAGGGCTTATGAATGTTAAAAAGATATTGGTGGTTGTTGTTATTGGTTTTATTATCGGTGCCGCAGTTGTCCTTTGCCTCAGAAGCAACGTACCAGATAACGGAGTCGGAGTTGACACATTTAGAGAACAACTTGATGGAGCTATCCGACTTGAACGACAGACAATCAGAGATGTTGAGTCAGCAGCAGATACAGCTGCAGGAGTCCGAGGAGAAATTGAGTCGGGCAGAGCAGGAGTCCGAGAAGCTACAAAATCAAATCTACAGCTTAAGGAAGGAAATGATAGAGCAGGAGAACTCATTAGAGACTGCCAGAGCATCCTTAAAACAGTTCGAGAAAGAGGAGCAAGCAAAACTGAATAGAGCCAAGCAAGTGAAAACAGCAGCCTGGATCATAGCCGGACTGCTGCTTTGCGTTTGTATAGGAAAATGATTTGTGGCCCCGTCGGAGAGTTCTCTGATGGGGCCTGCTTTTTTTATTGGTTGCAGTAGTTGCCGAGGTCTTCATAATTATTTCCTTAGAATGGGCTCCCCAGTATTATTCACACATTATTCATCATAGCATAAAATTCTTCAGGCACAGTATCAATTGGAATATTTTTAATTAATTTTATGGTTCTCTTGTTAATCGCTATTTCATTTTTAGAAACAAAATTTGCATAATTTCCAAAGAAACAATCACTTTCAATCTCACCGTTATAATCTACAATTACATCATTGGCGGTTTTGCCGCCACAAAACTCACATGTAAACGGTTTTGCAATGATAACAAATAAGCAATTTTCTATATTGCTATTAGTGTTAAATTTATAAAATTCTACGACGAAGAATATTTCATTTTCTCCTGCATAATAACAACCGTAATGGGCAAAGTCTGGTTTGGCATTTTCGGCCAGAGCAACAATTTTTTTATAATCTTCATCCGATAATTCATGAAGTTTATTTTTATAGTGGTTAATTGCTTTTGAGATTTCTGTAATAGAATTTGTTTTATCTCTCAATTGAGCAGACGGGCTTCCGAACACAATTTTTCTAACTTCCCTTACATTCAGCAATTTCTTCATATTATCACCTGCACATAGTTATCAACTATCTATTATAAATGCTAATCTAAATGTGGCTCAAATTATGATTGACGTTTATAATCTATTTCTGCCGATTTAAACACGTTTTAATCTTGGCGTATCCCTTAATAGTTTCAGAAAAATCCTTTAGGGTTGAATGGGCTGTCGCATGTTGAAAAATTATCAAAACGCGACAGCCCATTTTTTATCTTTATATTGCTTTGAAAAACTGATTCACTTCATATAGAACGGTTTATCAGGAATTGTATAATGGTTCCCACCCACTGCATGTATTGTCAGCCGTTTTGTCCGACTGCCAGTTTGCACAATAACCTTCTTCATTGTTGTCGTATTCTATCCACATTTTACATGCGTCTGTTTTTCTGTAACCGCCCCAATTTCTGCATGTTACACAAATCCGGTAATCTACACTTGATGAACTCATAAATAACTCCTCCTATACACTAAACAAAATTATCATCATAATAACTCTTCAACTACATAGCTAGATATGTTTTTTCACCTCCTAAACAACTGTTACCAACTGACGGATGGAAGCTCTTATCTGGTTTGTTTTGTCGAGAAGTTGTTGGAGATTTTCCTGCAGCTCCCAGAATTTTGCCACAACAGCCTTTTGTTCTTCCAATGGTATAAGTGGTATCTTAACCTGCTCCAAATCCCTTAAGGCGATGGTCTGCATTGCAGTCCTGCCTCTAAGAATATGAGAAAGTTGCCTCATGCCATCATCACTTTGCAAATATAACATCAGGTAAACAGGGTCATATATTTCCTCATTTGTTTGTAGGGCATATATATTACCGCTCAATAATACCTTTGTGTTTTCGGGTACTTGTAAAAATCCTATTCTTATTGGGGCATTTCTGCCCATGACCAAAATATCTTTTTCTACACAGAAAGGATACTGCTTTTCATCTATGCTTTTCAGATATTGCAGCGGTGTTTTAATAATACCTTCCTGTACATCCTTTAGCTGAAGATACTGGAAATCCGTAGGAGCTTCACTGAAGGAATTTTTTAAATTCTTGGCATTGGCAGTAATGTCGCCGCGATATATCTGACAGATTTCCTTTATAGCCGGCATTGTCGAATTGGCAAGGCTTCTGCAGTAGTCATCATTGTTCCAGTATTCCACATCTGGCAACAGTTTGTAATTGCGGAGAGCCAATTCCTTATTGGAAAAAGAGCGGCTGATGGAACTGTCTGTCTTTAATTCCTGCAAGATTTCCTCGATATCCTTCTCCTTTAACGTCTGAAGGGGATGAAGTCCGATGGATACCTTTTTCTGAGGTGGTTCCTCATCCGCTGAAGTATATATTTCATGGGCATCCACCAAACGAACGGAAGAATTATTGGTACTAAACACTACAAGATAAATGGGGGAGCGGTTATAATCCAATTTTTCCGGTAATGAAATAACTGCTTCAATACGTCCTTCGTTTATTAGCTTTTTGCGTAGGATTTCCGTATCGGGACCAATTAAATCCGAGTTGTCGCGAATAATTGCAACGGCTCGTGCTTTTTTAGCTTGAAAGCGAAGGGCCGAAATAATCTTAAACCACATGGTTGTCAGCTTCGTAGGTATGTTATTAAAGTCCAAATCCTTGAACGAAGGATCATTTTCGATTTCGTTATGGAATTTTTCCCAGTCCATCTCTTTTTCTTCTAGCGGTGCATCAATAAAGAGCTTATTGGCTTTTATTGATTTTAAATCGCTGGAGAAAATATCACCCCCCTGTACATTGATGTTCCATCCCATGCAGGCTGAAAGGATATTTAATATGCGACACATGGAGCGGTTGCTATCAAGGGCAAATGATTTAATATTTGAATTTTGAAAAATAGCTTCCCGCAAGAAAATTCCTCTTCCGGAAGCAATATTTAATATACTGTCACCGTCCTGTATATCCAATAATTTAAGGGAAAGACGGGCTGCGCTGGCTGGGAGCGTTTTCAATGTACTCATAACAGAGTCATTATTTCCAAACAAAAGTGCAGCCTGTAATTCTTCAATGCTTAATTTTTGTATTATTTCTTCAATGATACCCTCATGCTGCTGAGAGAATTCTCTCATGTATGATCTGGTATCTTCATCGGAAATGCGTTTTTCAAATGTATCAGGTGAAAGCAGATTTAATGCTTCAAGCTTTTTGGAATATGCTGACGCCGCTAAGGCAAACATTGCTTCTGGCCTTGTATCTGCATAGTCAGACCGTAAACAGTCATTTAAAATCCTGCAAATACGGCGCAATCCCAGGGAAAGTAATTTATCGATTATTTTAGTCTCCATATCCGTTCCTCCAATCTATAGTTTAAATAAACCAAAAAAACACATCTTTGTCAAGAAAAATTTATCGTGCATTTTAAAATACTTTTTTCACATGCCAATAAAACGGCATTTACAGGCTTGTTTAACTGTTACATGCGGTATGGTTTATGGCACTCAAAAGAAAATGTATAAAATGATTTTTTTAAATCTTGACAGATGTAAAATGTTTTGGTTTAATTAAACCAAAGATTAACAGAGACAAAATTTGAGGAGGAAGAAAAATGCTGCTATACCACTTTGACTTACAGTATGAAGAAATTACGGATATTCCTGTGAGTGAGGAATCAGAAGCAAAACAGTCTGCATCAACTGCATCCAGGAAAGATAATCGGGATGCTTTCAGGGATATTAACATGGACATGGGGAAGGAAATTGCCGAAGAAGGGCAGAGTATCTTTGTATATCATATAGATAATAACGCTAAAAAGATCAGTGTGATATTGGCCCACAACCGGGAACAGAAATTTGAGGATTTCAGCAAAGTAGAAGAACGGATAAAAATGATTTTTGATAATAAAATTTCCGGAATCAGAAGTATCTTTATTACAAATTTGAGAGAAATTACCTGCTCGGATTTTTGTGAGTGTGTGAAAATGGGATATAAAGAAGATTTGATCAGAGCACACTGGTCCATTTTGAATTATTTTTCCATGGAGTACTTTGAAAATAAAAACTCGACGGTTCATAAGCAATATCGTATTGAAGAAAATATAGTTTCTGCCATTCCCAAAAAACTCAATAATGCAATACATCAGGCGGAAAATATTATGGCCCATCAAAGTTTACGGGATGAGCTGGACAGGATATACGATGCTCAAAACAGCAATGAATTTTGGGGCCATCCTGTTCACTATATAATACAGGCTGAAAGACAAGAAACAGCCCAGGAAATGATTGACCTTTTGGTATCTGCTCTTTATGCAAGGAATCGGCTTAAAAGTAAAAGGATCTTTTCTTTTTATGATTTTGTACCTCACGACAGTAAAATTTCTTTTTGGAATTCTATCGTTTCCTTGGCCCAGCAATCAACCATGGTACTGTATATGTCAGAGGGGATGGATACAAAAAGAGGAAAAGGCGGACATTTTAAACATGCATTTCATGAAGATTATATTGATAATCTGGTATCTGAAATAAAGCAGCATAGGAATAATACGCTGTTTATTCTGGTTGTACCAGCCAAGAAAGAACTTGATGCTACCAGATGTTTTATTGAATCCTTAAATGGTGCGATTGATTTTGTCACTATAAGTGAAGGGGTTGGAGGGGAAAAACAAGCGAAAAAGTATATAAATTATTTGGCCATTAGTCGTGGACAACGGAAATTCACGGCCAAGGAACTGAAAAACGTCTTTACAGCCGGAAAAACGTATTCTGTAACAGAAGCCTGGGAAGCCTACGAAAAAGCTGCTGATGAGTTAATAAGATGGGAGCATTACCCTGCTTATCGCAGAATCAAGGCGGCTGATAAAACAATAGAGGAAAAAGTAGAAAATAATTCCTATGAACAGTTGCAGCAATTAATTGGCTTAAAGGAGGTAAAAAAATTAGTTGATCGCATATTGGCTGTACATCAGATACAGGCGATCCAAAAGAAAAAAGGAATAGAACTTAAAAAGCCTGCCCTGCACATGGTTTTTACCGGTAATCCGGGTACTGCAAAAACCACAGTGGCACGTCTGCTGGCCGGCATACTGAAGGAGCGTAATATTCTTTCCACCGGCGCTTTCGTGGAGTGTGGAAGGGCTGATCTGATAGGCAAGTTTGTAGGGCACACAGCTCCTATTGTAATCAAAAAATTTGATGAAGCTGAAGGGGGAATACTATTTATTGATGAAGCATATTCTCTGGTGGATGAACGACAGGGACTATATGGGGATGAAGCTATAAATACCATTGTGCAGGAAATGGAAAATCGCCGGGAAAATGTGCTGGTTATTTTTGCAGGATACCCACAGCCAATGAAATCATTTATTGAACGTAATGTTGGCCTAAGAAGCCGTATAGCGTTTCATCTGGACTTTTCTGACTATGATGCACATGAGTTGTGCAGAATTCTTGAGTGCATGGCAGAAGAGCAGGGATACAGGCTGGATGAGGAAAGCATGGATTATTGCCGTGAACTGTTCCAAAAAGCTTCTGATAAAAAGGATTTTGGCAATGGCCGATTTGTTCGCAATGTGTTGGAGGCTGCTGTACTTTCTCACGCTGAATATCTGGTCAATTCTTATTCCGCTGAAAATATTGACAGACAAATGATTAAAAATCTTACTATTAATGATTTTAAAAACGAATTTTTTGGTTCGGAGCCAGCTGAAAAACATCAAATTGGTTTTTGCATGATGTAGTAAATGAAAGGAAAGGGAATTGCTATGAAAAGAAATATGGAAACAGAATGGTATATTATCCTCGGAGTTATCCTGTTTATCGGTGGAGCAACAGCTACGCTGTATTTGGATAACCTTTGGCCTGTATTAATCACATATCTTGGCATAGGCTTTGTCGTTTTTTCAGCAGTATCCTTTAACGCCAAGTGGAAAGAAGTTTTTGCCAGTGATCTACCACTTCAAAACAGAATGCAGGGCGAATCTCTATTTTTGGCAAGATTATTTCTTACGGCATGTTGGGTTCTCAGAAGGAGGGGAATCACTTCGGCTGTTGAATTTTCCTTGGATAAAAATTATCCGAATTTTGTATATCACATGGGCAAAAAAATGGTTCTCAATGGCTATAAACCGGAGGATATTAAAGGAGCGTTGCAGCGTGCTGGTTCAATCGGCCGTCAGAAAATTTATGAAAAAATTAATATCTTGAGGCAGTTGGGAATGAGTATATTGGTAATAGGACTGCTTGGGGGAATAGCTGGAGGGCTGGATCTTGCTATTCGCACAATTATTGGTTTGAATAATCCACCAGAAAGCATTATATGTGTGTGCCTGCTGACTGTATTGAGTCTGCTTTTAAGCATTATTATCGGTATTTTGTTGCCTGGCAGATTACACAGCTACTGGGACAATGAAAAAAATATTCAGCAGCAGGTAATGAGAGGGCATGTTTTGATACAGGAAGGTGTTGCTCCAACTGAAATATTACGAAGCCAGCTTGTTTATTTAAATTCTGAGGAACAGGATGAACTGCTCAGACAGCCATTTTTGGACGAGTACAAGGATGTCAAGGTTTTGGATGTTTTCTTTGATCCTAACTGGTCTGCTGATTTAAGGTTTTGGGAAAATTATAGGGGGGATAATTATGAACACTAATTTTATTAATGAGAACAAACCGGATAAATTTTTGGAAATTGTGAAAGAAAATTTTGAGGAATATATTGAGAATAAGGTTTCCGAGGCGGAGTCAGTCAATTTTATTTCAACCGTTTTAAAAGCAGCGAAGAGAACTGAGCATAATTCCAAAATTCTTCTTTGGCACATGGAAGATATTTCTGATATGCCGGATGATGCCCGTGTTATGTACATATATGAACCAACATATATGATAACCGGAATTATTGTTCATGCCCTTACAAAGTATAATGGGGTGAAAAAAATCCCTGGCCTTCTGGATCAGCTTAGCAAAATATTTGCTGGCTGTATGGACAGGGATTTTATGGGACATGGTTATGAAGATTTGGAGGGCTTGATCTTTGCAATGGAAATATTTGCAAAAGCAAACATTAAAGAATTTTTGAAAAAATATGGCAGTGATTATCCTGAATTTGCCAGCTTTTTCCAGTCACGGAAGGAAATATTAAAAGAACTTGCTGATGGCAATATGAAGGGGGCCTGGGGACAGGATTATTCTAAATGGGCAAGGGTGGTTATGAATTGTTTTAAAAAACGGGGTTATATTATTGTCGCTAAGTAACGATCAATAACTTTTCGATAGTGTTCAGTATCAAGGCGTTTGGCTTTTTTTGGTAATTTTTTAAATTTTAGTTGTAATTTCTCATCGATTACTATATTACGCTTGAAAAGGAACAAAATACCATCTTCCTTTTCTTTGTAGGTATTAAAAATTATTTTAATACGATCATCAGTTGACCTAATTAATAAGCCACTATCATAGTAATAGTCTATTTTGGCGATTGAGGCTTTATGTGGGTAAAAATTTTCGATAAAATAACTAAATTCATTATCATCAACATTCATTTTTGACAAATCATAATATTTCCTATTGGGCATGTTTTGATTGTCAATGTAGTATTTATTATTATTGCTTAACCTCAATGAATCATCAATACACCTTGCTTTATGCCCACCCAAAAAATAGCATTTTTGATCAGTTTGATCAATATATACGGCTGCAACTAATATATGTTTAGCTGATTCATTATAAAAATCAATATAGGTAAAATGGCTAACAGTCGTTCTGTCTTTGCTAAAGGTAAATAGAATGCTTTCTCTTTTTTTTATGTATCTATCAACAATATTATTTTGCAAAAATTGTAAAACATCTGGATGCTCTGACGGGTTAAGTGCAAGAAAAGTAAGTAGAGAATGAAATAAAGCGTTTATTTCATTTCTATACATATAGCTGTTAATATTATATTCACAGTGAATTTTATCGTTGACTATATCATAGTATAGGTGAAAGTGATTAAAAAAAACACGGGGTAATTCTTTTGCTTCCTCAACAGCTTTTTTGCTACAAATATTAGGATTGTGATATGTTTTTGCGGGGCCAATTTCGTTAATTGGTTCGTTAATTATAAGGAGGTGTCTCCAACCTGTAAGATTTAAAAAAATATAATATACATAATCATATCTTTGGAATTTATAACAGCATACTAAATCATAATCTTCAGTCCCTGTTAAAAATTCCATTTTGTAGTCCACGCCGATAATTATAGATTTATCTGGGAATTTTGCCAATGCTTCTTTGCTGATGATATATATGGTATTAAGTGCCATGTGATCTAAAATTAAATTTTCTGCAGAAATATTTGTATCCATTGCTTATCACTCCCACAAACATCTGTGCATTAATTAATGGTGATTAATTAGTTAAATCATTGCGAAATTGCTTAATAAATTTGATGGTATCTTTGTTTTTTAAAAGATATTTATTAAATTCAGGGCAATTTTTTATAATATCTTGCAATGTAAGGAGAATGTATTCATCATGCTTAAAGGAGCCAATATATTTAAACAGATTATTCTTTTCTTTCAGTTTAAGCGTAGAGCCATTTTGCACTACATTTGAAGTAATCATTGAAGAAATAGCATACATTACAGCAGGATCATTATTAGCTGGTAATTCGGCTTTGTTGGCAATAATATCACTAAAAGTAGGTAGTGTTACGGAAAGATCAATAAATGATTTTAATTCAATGGCTGTTGCCAGTCCGACGGTTCCAGCTATACATTCAAACATTTCCTCAAAGCCAAATTGCATATAAGTGTTGACTAATTCCCAGGAACGGGGAGTAGGAAAAGCCACATCATCGTTTGAGGGGTCAAATTTATTAAGGTAATCTGGTCGCCATGTAATAAACGCAATGATTGAGTCATTGATATTGTGTTGGTAAGCCCATGAACGCCATGAATCTAAATCAGCAATTATTTCAAAATGAGTAAGACGATTGGACAGGGGCTTAGGCATTTTAAATGCCACAGCTTTGTCTGAAACCCTGTTGCCGGCACATATTACTATAGTATTGGTCGGGAGAACATGCTCGCCGATGCGTTTGTCAAGGCATATTTGATATGCCGCAGCCTGAACAGATGGTGGAGCCGCTGATATTTCGTCCAAAAATAAGATATTGATAACATCATCACTGGGATCCAATTTGAATATATCCGGGGATAACCATTTGGCCACATCTTCGTTCCGTTCATTTTTCGATTTGGCTGGAATACCTCTAAGGTCAATAGGATTCATCAGCAGTAAGGAAACAGTTTTTACATTAGTTTTTTTACCGGTTTTTTCTGACAGTATGTTGGCAAATTGTTGTACTGCCTGGGATTTACCAACACCTGGCTGGCCCCATAACATTTTGGTTGGTTGTTTGGAAAAATCTCCTTCGGAATACAGGGCAGACATGATATTGATAAATTTATTACAGGAAATTTGTGAATAATTTTCATTACTAATCATATCCATATAAGACATTATATGTTCCTCCCTCGTACAAAATTAATATGCGTCATATTAGGATAACTGTTATGGGCTGACTTCGATGGTAGTAGATAAGCCAAAGGGTGGATTGTTGTCATGGGTAGTAAATACCCAAAGAACAGGAAAATCTGGTGCATCGATGTCATCGTAGTCACATTGTCCATCAGTTAAAATAATGACACCCGCAATGGGATTATGAGCATTCTTATATTCTTTTAAAAAATCAAATATAGCATAAAAACAGGTACCGCCCCTGCCTATAGGACATACAGATCTGATATCTTTGATGTCGTCAAAATCGTATAATGGTTCATGGACAACTGCATCAAAAAAAACAAGTTTACCCTGTAGTTGCCTATTGAATTGCTGGAGGGCACCGTTTATTTCCGAATAACAAGCCTCTAATTCATTTATTCGCATGGAACCAGATGTATCAACAAAGAACAGCAAGTCTTTTACCACTTCTGTTGTATCGGAAAAGGAAAAAATGAAAAAATCCCCATCAAAACGGTTGTCCGGCGGCATAAGTGAAAAATCATTTATTTCCTCTTGGACAAATTCATTCAATAGAGTTCGCCAATCCTTTTGTGGTGGTTTTAACCGCTTAATTATTTCTGTAAGATATGAAGGTGCTTTACCATATCTTTCTGCATTTTTAATTGCAATCTTGGTATTGTATTGCCAGTTTATCCGTTCGTTTTTATCAGCATTTTTCCATAAAACATGGTTTTGAGGCTCATCATCACCATCATCACCATTGCCAACGCTAACGCTAACGAAAGCTCTAGCAATATCTGACTTAAGGGAATCATATATTTCTTCCGCTGACATACCATAATATGTTTCTTTATATAGCAGACTTGGTGGCATTTTGAGAAAATGATTTAGTTTTATATCGTTATGTAACATACCATTAATTGCATAATCAGTGGCAATATTCCAAAGTCTATGATCCTTATCTTTTTGTCTCCAGATATGTCCTAAGGCACAGTGGAGAATCTCATGCAGATACACAAAAATAACTTCCTCAATAGACAATTTTTCTATATAAGAAGGAGCATAGAATAGGTTTTTTGAATCAGTCGCTGCTGTTCCTATAGAATCATCTTCAACTGGTGTAAGGAGCATAATAAGGGAAGCGAAAAAAGGCTGTTTGTTCATTATTCTGATTCGGGCTTTTCTTAATTTTTCTGTAGCTGTCAGATTGTTACCTTCTGTCAAAACTCACACCTCCGTATCAGGCTGATTGATTTTGGAGCGCAATTTAAATTTCAACGTATATTAGTATTATACATTATTGTTTTAAACTTAGGGGGAATAATTATGAAATTATCAAGTAAAATAGCTAATGAAATGTCCGTGAAAGAATATATTAGTACAGCCGCCCGGAGAGGTCGGAAAGCTGTGGCAATCACTGATATCTGTTCAGTAAAGGCGTTTCCGGAGGCTATGCAAATTGTTGAGGGGGATAATCTTGACATCAAAATAATCTACGGCATGGAAATTTTATTGTCGACGGAAGATGCAGATTTATTATCTGTATATCACGTGATTGTTTTGGCCAAAAATAAGATTGGTCTTCAAAATCTGTATAACTTGGTTACATTATTACATACCAAGCCAGGAAACGAGGCTCATAGTATATCAAAAGAAATTTTGGAACAACACCGTGAAGGATTACTCGTAGGGGCTGCAGGGCTTGATGGTCAGCTTATACAGGCCATAGCCTCACATAAAAGTGAAGAAAGGCTTTTGGAAATTGCCGCCTTTTATGATTACTTGGAAATTCAGCCAGATGATGATTTGTGTGACACCAATATAAAACTTGTGGAGTTAGCGGCAAAAATTAATAAGTCCGTAGTGGCTGCTGACCAAGGTATAGAAGTTTTACAAACAACAGATGAAATGTTGAAATCCTTCAGTTATCTTGGAGAAAAAACAGCTTATGATGTTGTGATCAATAACCCGCAGCTTATTTCAGATATGATTGACCGACTAAGACCAATACCGGAAGGAATCCATCTGCCTGTTTTGCCTGAGGCGGAAGAAACTGTAAAAAATCTTTCATACGAAGCAGCGCACAGGATATATGGTCAAAATCTCCCTGCGGTGGTGAAAGAAAGACTTGATAAGGAACTGTCAATTATCACCAGGAATGGTTATTCGTCGCTGTATTTAATTTCCCGGAAGCTTGCAGATAAAACCCATGGGAATGGTTATAGTACTACCTCCCGCGGTTCCGTAGGTTCCTCATTGGTTGCAAATCTGTTGGGGATTACGGATATTAATCCTCTTCCGCCCCATTGGCGCTGCCCAAAATGTAAACACAGTGAATTTGCTACTGATAATGAATACGTATTTGGAGCCGATTTACCTGATCAAAATTGTCCTATTTGCGGTGAACCGCTGATAAAAGACGGCTGGGACATGTCTTATGCAGTTTTTCTTGGCTTTGATGGCAGAAAAATACCGGATATTGACATTTGTTATTCTGCTCAGCAGATCCCGATGCTTCGTTCATATATAAAGGAAATATTGGGGGAAAATAACGTCTTTAAACCGGGGATAATAAATATCCCGTCAGATACAGGCGTTCATCCAGCCGCATTGATGCTGATTCCCCAGGATATGGATGTTCATTGTTTTACGCCCACTCAGTATATATCCGAAGATACTGATGATCAGTGGTTAACAACTTATTTTGATTATCGCGCACTATTAGGGGATCTGATAAAGCTTGATATGCTGCCACTTAGGGAGATGGATTTTCTGAAAAAAATGGAGGACAGTACTAATTACCGGATTAGAGATATATCCCTTAGCGATGCTGAAACGCTATCATGTTTATGTTCCTTGAAGCCAGAATCATTTGGTGATGTCATGAAAGAGAATAAGGGAACATCTGGGCAAATGGGAATTCAACTAAGCAAGCTGTTTTACCAGATTATGTCCATGGTAAAGCCAAGCAGTATGAATGAGCTTGTAAAAATCATTGCATTGGCATCATTTGATTCCGGGGCATGGAATAATAATACCGAACTTCTGCTTAAGGATGGGGTGTGTACCTTCAAAGAGGTTATAGCTACACGTGATGATATTATGACATACCTTATTGGGATGGGAATTGAACCAATGACGGCAGTTAAAATAATGGAAGCTGTACGCAAGGGACGTGGCATAAAACCTGATATGGTGGCAATTCTAAAAGAACATAATATACCAGATTGGTATATTGACTCCTGCCAAAAGATCAGATATTTGGTTTCCAGAGCCCAGGCCATTGACTATACAGCTCTTTTATATCGTATGGTGTACTATAAAGTTCACTATCCAAAAGAGTATCAGCAGGCTTATATTGATGTATATGCAGAATAAACCAGCATGGCCGCATTTCCTCAATAGTTTAGGATAATAATATTTTTCCATACAGCAGGATTTTAAAGATGTGTATAGAAAGTAATAAATGATTATAAATGCAGGATGGTTTACTTTGGGGACAGGGGAGAGTTGAATAAAATGGCAAATGTTAAACGTAGGGGCAAGAACATCAAGAAAAAGCTTTACAAAGCTGTTATGCTGAAGAGAAAAGGCGCTAGGTATCGTGAAATGTATTTAGAGACCAGAGAATTGAGTAACAAGATTGCCAAAAGAACTGCTGAGAAGGTGGATGAGCATTTCAAAAAAATTATGTTTGATACTGAGAATGAAATTAAGGAACATGTACCATCAAAACATGTGATGGAAGCTTTTAAATATGTTGAGTCTGTTTTATATAAGAACGGGATTGCCTATACTTTTAATATCCAAGAAGATAGCATGCAGCCACTTAAAATAGACAACACTGACTTCAACGATGTTGATATACATGCGGTCTGCAATAAAATTGTAAATAAGGCTGTCAAAGAAATTGAGAATGTTCTTTCTACTGCCGACAATGTAATTCATTCCATGTCCGAGAAACACTGCCCAATGAAGAAGACCGGTGTTGTTATCATGAAGAGAAAACTGGAGGAGGAACTGCTTGATTGCGGTCTTGAGTGTGAATTTTAATTTGATGCTTAAAAAAGTAGGCTAAATAATATATATCCTTCTTATAGCAGGATTATAGAAGTGAATGCAGAGGTCAAAAAACTTAAATTAAAGATGTATTACATTTATTACAAGGATGGTTATTTATGGCACCGGATCCTACATATTTTCTAAGATGTGCAACCTGTATTAATTGGGGCGGACCGAAAAAACAGACAACTTCAGGACATGGATTTAGGAGGAACTGACTGATGGCAATTTTTACAGGAATTCAAGATTATTTTTCAAGGCATAATGAAAAGAAGATAATTGATTTTGAAATTTCATTACCAGAATATGAAGAAGTAAAAACCGTTACTGAATTGTATGAGAAATGTATTAAACCTACACTAATAGACAGCGAATACGCTATTGCTTGGCACAAAATGTTGGTTGAGTATATTGACCGGTCGGATGCGGTATTTTTGATAAGAAAATATGAAGGCGGAAATAATAAGAATTGGGAACAGCGCGGGCTAAGACCGTATAAAAATAGGCGCGCTGCAAAAACTGTTATGGCTGACGGTTGCTCCTACGTGTTTGCCAGCAATTTTGAGGTACATGAGATTTATAATATGGCTCACAAGGGCATTGTTCCCACAGCAGAGGAATTTGCTAAATTATTAAATGATAATATGTATCCAATGCACTATGATAATGGCAAAAAAAGTGAAGAAGCGTTGATAGCCAACAAAAATCAATTTCTTGGACATCCTAGAGAAACGGGGATTTTAAATGGGAAAGGTTGGTATTTGGCACATATTGCTAGTTTAAAGGAAAATAACCATAGAAGTGATGATTTCTATTTGCCAGAAGCTTTAAGTGATAAATTATTTCCTAGAGGGGTGGTGGCGGATTGGATAGAAAATGAAGATCATGTACGACGTCTCCCAGATATTTGGACTGATGAAGAAAAGAATATTGTCAAGGCACATTTTCTACGTTTTTGTGACCCGTTAAATTATTTCCTTGTCCCGAAAAGTGGAAACTCAAATTATCTGATTGGTGAAAATCCTGATGTAATAAATTATGTGCGTCAGCAGTTTTATACAAGGTATGGACAAGAAAATATGCAACAATTTAATAAGCTGGCGATGGTAAACAACGTAAGCAGCTCATTCATAGATGAACTACCAAAGCCGCTAAAATATGGCACATCATTTAAAAAAGAAAAAAATAATGATAATAAACCAACTGGCAAATCTAAAACTTCAAGATACCTATTTAATGGTGAACAAACCGCATTAGGAAGAATTGTATTATCTGTTGTGGGCCTTTATGTTGAAAAACATCCTGATATTAATTATGAAGGACTGTGCAGAGTATTTCCTAAGGATTTGCAGGGGTCATACGGCGTGATAAAGAATCTTTCTGAAGTACCAGACAAGGATAAATCAAGATTTTTAACAGATTATCCTATAGTACTGAGAGATAATACTACAGTAGTTATTTGCAGAGAATGGGGTGCAGCTAATACTAAGAAAAATTTTTTAAAGTTCATTCAAAAAATGAAAGATTTGGGATATGGCGATATGATTACAGAGGTATCTACATTGATTTGTTCCAAGTCGAAGTATGTAATGGCGACACAGTGCCCTAAGGCATTGTGGTTAAAAACTAATAAGCCTGAGATTATCGATGAGTCGCCGGCCTCTGAAGAACGTATTGCTGTTGGCAATGAGGTGGGGATACTGGCTCAAAAGCGATTTGATGGTTGTGTTGTTGTGCCCTTTAATAAGAACAATCTCGGTAGCATGGTTACACGGACAAATGAACTTTTGGAGAATGGGCAAGAGTACATTGCAGAGGCGTCCTTTGCGGTAGACAATCTTTTCTGTAGCGTTGATATATTACATCATCTTGGCGGGAAAAAAGTGGATATTTATGAGGTAAAGAGTACCGCGAAAATCAAGGATCATTATTATGATGATGTAGCTTTCCAGTGCTTTGTGGTGGAAAAGTGTGGTTTTGAGGTGAATCGAGTCTATTTAATGCATTTGAACAATAAATATGTGCGGCATGGAGAACTTGATTTGCAGGATCTTTTCACAGTGGTGGATTTTACAGAACAAGCAAAGGCCAAGCATGATGAGGTGGAGGCTAATTTAGGTAAATTTACTGAGTACATGAAGCAAAAGGACGAATCTCCAGATATCATTGATGAACATTGCAAAAGAGATGGTGTAATGTGCGACTGTTGGAAATACTGTACCGGACACCTGCCACAACCTAATGTATTTGATGTCGCGGGTAACTCACCACAATGGAAGAAAAAAATCCAATATTATCATCAGGGAATAATCGATTTCAACCAGCTATATAAGGCAGGAGTGAAGAAAATACAGATAGAGTACGAGCTTTTTGAAAAGGCACCGCATATTGAAAAAGAGGAGATTCAAAAATTTTTGGTGGGGTTATCCTATCCATTGTATTTCCTTGATTTCGAATCTTGCCAAATGGCCGTACCACAATATGATAATGCAAAGCCTTATGCACAGATAGTATTTCAGTATTCCCTTCACTATATTGAACAGGAGGGAGGGGAACTAAAACACAAGGAATATCTGGCATATCCTGGAGAAGACCCACGTAGAGGGATAGCAGAGCAGCTTTGCATGGATATTACGTTGAATGGTTGTACGTTGGCATATCATAAATCATTCGAACAAGGGCGTGTAAAGGAATTAGCGGAACTTTTCCCTGACTTGGCTGAACACTTGATGAATATCCATGACCATATCCAAGACCTTGAGATGCCGTTTCATAATGAGCATTATTATGTCAAGGAAATGCAGGGACGTTCTTCTATCAAGCTTGTGTTACCAGCACTATTTCCGGATGATCCTGCGCTGGATTATCACAATCTTGAAGGTATTCATAATGGCACTGAAGCATCAAATGCATTTCTAGCTATGGCTGACATGTCTCCAGAGGAACTGGAAAAATATCGTGGGTATTTGCTTAAATACTGTGGTCTTGATACGTATGCAATGGTTAAAGTGTGGGAAAAGCTGCGTGAAGCTGTAAATATATGATAAAGCAGTATGAATAATCGTTTTTGATATACAAGGGGGGATGGTCGTGAGTGAACGGATAATTCAGGAAGCTGATCTTAGCACAATTGAAGATAATTTGCTGGACATCAGCAGGGATTTGGAACGTATTAATGATGACATTGGTCGCTTGGATGAACGCATGCGCGATGTAGATGATACCCTTGATACTTTAAAAAACGACCTGCAACAGTTTATTCAGTATCAGCATTTGGCTAATAATCTGCAACGGGCAAAGACTGACCTTATAGAAGTTCGGCAGACACTGGAACGTCAATTTGGGCATTACGAGCTTGTTCGTCGTACGGCCACTGGTATTTTACAGGCGGACGATTTGGGAATTGTAAGAAAGGAAACAATAAGCACCGCTACTGAGGAATTGATGCTTTCTACACCAGGATATTGGCTTGCTCCTTGTCTTGTTGCTTTGGCGGCCTGGATCAGCGATCAGCCGGAACTGGCGGAAAGAGCACTGAAGGAAGGAATCAGGAGAAGCGACACAAAGACGTCCTTATTTTTCCTGTTGGTATGCCGTAGGGCTGCACGTAAAAGAGCAAGTATTCAATGGTTGCAACGTTATTTGGCAAATCAGGATGCAGCAGCTCTTGAGCGCACAGCTGTTATAATACTTGATGCTTATGCCAACGGCTTGTTCGGGGCGGACACGGAGGGACTTGTTGCCAGACAAATGAACGAATGGTTGGCATATTTATCTGAAAGAACAGGTTTTGTTGAACAGCAGACAAGACAGTGGTCCAATGCAATCATTGCAAAACGTACGCCAATCGACACGTCTTCCTACCAATATGTTAGACGCTATACGGCATTGTGGCCTGTCATGGCAGATATTTTGGAAGGAGCTAGTTTGCACGAAAAAATTCTGAAATATTTTTCTCAGATTTTTGCCCAGCCCTCTACAAGCATGAAACTTGAGCAACAACTGGATAGTATATTGAAAAGTCTTGTGACAGATTATGATGAAGAAGAATTACCGCTCCGCAGGCAGGAACAGCTGGATATGTTGATTGTAAAATTCAATGGTGATGAGGACCGTGCAAATAGAAATATGACTTTGGAAAAATCAGCGTTTGAATCCCGCAAGGATTTTACCCAGCTTTTGACTGATGCTGCTATGAATGCCGCAAGTTCACATGCCAGCCCATCAACCCAAAAACTTGCCATAGCTTTGTCGAGGGATTGGATTTACAATGCCTATACAGATATTGTTGCGAAAAACCGGATGAAAATACCTCATGAGATTCCTTTTACAATTGATAACTTCCAAGGGACAACCGTCGACGGGACTAATGAGGCTGAATTATTAGCGAAATACCAAGGGGAAGTAGATGCCGAAAAAGAACAGGCACTTGCGCCTCATGTGCTCACACTATTTGACAAATTTTGTCTTTACGGCGGTGGTGCGCTCATTGTTGTCGGCCTGATAATGGCCCAAACCGGGAAATTGGGAGTTGTGGTAGTATTGGCTGGATTCGGATGTATCTTAAAGCATTTTTCACGCAAGAAAGAACTGGAAAAAGTGCGTGCGGACATTGAGGAACAATTTGCCAAAAAAGTGAAAACTGGCAGCCAAATGATTAGAGCTGTTTTGGCGGAGGTCGTCGACTTCCGTGCGGATTTTTCCAATAGGGATTCGGAGAGCCAAAAGGTATTGGATTTTCTGGAACAGATTAAGCCGGAGCAATATGTTAAGAGACTTGCTGGGGCAAAGCGCACTATTCGGGTATAAGGAGGAGAGGAAATTATGGATGCCAAGATGAGGGCTGATTTCATCAACGGGGTAGCCGACACCTCTGAAAAAAAGAAGCCAGGGTATGCCACTGTTGATCCACAGGCATTTGCATCTGACGAGGCAGACAGTTCAGAAATCAACGAAGAGGCAAAGGGCGCATTTGCCCAGGGCTTGCCTTCATGGGATTTGGTTCCGCCGCAAATGCCGGTAAGGAGGAAGCGATAGACATGATACCAGCGCCACGCCAATATTCTGAATGGGTAACAGTGATTGAGCTCTTTAAGGGCGGGGAAAACGATACAGATGTACTGGAGGCAATGCAACATGGAGAATTGGAATGGCAATCGGGTGTTGCAGAACGATTTTCCAAGAGATTGATTGATGCGGTGAATCATCGGATGAATGAGGCTACTGACAAATTTCAAAAGGACATGGGGAGAACAATGGGGAGTGAGTCATCCATTGTACGCGCCATTTTGGCTGTAAGAAAGGAAATGCGTTTTCTTTCTGCGGCTCTCGATTTGCCAGTATTGCCAGCAGAGCATCGAGAAAAACTGCAGGAGCTGGTTCAAGAACAGGCGGATAAGATGCAACATTCATTGGAGGATTCCGCCAAACGGGATCGTAGCGGAAAGTTGCTGAGCATAGTGCGTAACAATAAGGTAAATTCCTTGAAAGGGGTGTAGTTTTGTGAGTGATATCAATAAAAGCAAGGAACTGTTAAAAAGATATTCTATCGCCAGAATACCTTTTATTGCAATTCATACCATAGAACATGGGCGAACACTGGATATCCTCAAGAATACGGCCGAGGAACTGCAGCTGTCATTTTTAGTACACACATCCTCTAGGGGAATTTATGATATCACTACTGACAAGGTCGTCAATGAAGACAAATCCTTCTATGGTGCCATAGATTATATAACGGAGCAGATGCAGCGCAGACAATATTTGACCATTGTGTTGACTGAGGTTCCGGATATAAGTACTGAAAACAGCGAATCAAAGCAATTACTGGCATTGGTAAATCTGGCTAATGAAACAGGTGGGGTCGTGATTGTTATGACCCACAATGCTGTATGGAATCATTTGCAGCGGCAAGGGATGATTGTAAAAATCGGTTTGCCTACAGAGGATGAAATGTATTCCATTATTAAGGAGTATATTGACGATTATCGCAGTGAAATCCAAATAGAATGGGACAATAATGATATTCGGGAAGCAGCCTCTGCGTTGGCAGGAGTAAGCAAAATCGAGGCAGAAAACGTAATTGCGGCACTGATTGCAAACAAACGTATTTTAAAATCTGATATGGATGAAATTAGGTATGCAAAAAATCGCTTATTTTCCGATATATCCGGGCTGGAAAAAATCGATGTGGATGACAGTTTGAAAGATGTGGGCGGATTGCAAGGGCTCCAGAGCTGGTTGGATGAGAAGAAGGAATTGATGAAGCCTGAAAAAAGAGATATGTTGCGTGCCAAGGGTCTGTTACCACCAAGAGGCATATTGCTGGTGGGGGTTCCAGGGTGCGGAAAATCGTTATCTGCAAAATCCATATCTGCTAATTGGAGACTTCCTCTTTATCGATTGGATTTTGCTACAGTACAGGGAAGCTATGTGGGCCAGTCAGAACAGCAGCTTAAGGATGCTCTGACTACTGCGGAGAATGTATCTCCTTGTATTTTGTGGATTGATGAAATTGAAAAAGGTCTGTCTGGGGCCACTGGCGGTGCCGGAGACGGCGGCGTATCCACAAGAATGGTAGGGCAGTTCCTGTTCTGGCTTCAGGAATGTAAAAAGCAAGTGTTTGTGGTTGCAACGGCGAATGACGTTTCTATGCTTCCATCGGAGCTTTTGCGGCGTGGTCGTTTTGACGAGCTGTTCTTTGTTGATCTTCCTACAGTTGATGAGCGCAGGGAAATATTGGCTCTCTATATGAAAAAATACTTGGACATGGACTTTAGCGGGGAGTTTGCAGATAAAATTGTTCAAATCAGTGATGGCTTCACTGGTGCTGATTTAGAGTCCACTGTACGCGATTTGGCATATAGGACAATTGCAAATGAGAATTTTACACTGACCTCGGAGAATATAATTACAGCATTTAATAATGTAATTCCATTGTCCCAGACCAGCCCAGAAAAAATTGAGGCAATTCGCGAGTGGGGAAAAGAGCGTGCTGTGCCAGCTTCCGGCAAACCTATTGGCGGGGAGAAAATTGCCCAGCAAAGTGGACCAAAGACTCGCAAGGTGCTTTTATGATTGAAAAAGACTTTTGTAAACGGCCGAATAAAAAAACATCGGAGGGATTGATATGCCGAGGCCTATGTTGCGTGTCCAAGAAAAGAACAAGTCAGAGACTAATTTGAATCAAATGCTGCAACCTAATACACAACGTATTCAAAGTGAGGCGGAAAAGATTCGCTTGGATCGCTTGCTCCGCAAAAAACGTAGCAAGCAATATATTGAGGCCATCCATGAGCTTGATGCGGGTGGGCATGTAATGAACCAGAGTAAAGTTGATGAGATTATCAATAAAATCAGTCTGGAATTCCCGGAACTGGAAATGTCGGGGATTTTGCTTGGGTATGTTTCCAAATGCTATTTAGGAAAGCCTTATGAAGTACATACTTTGGACATAATAGGCGGAATTATTGAGCACTATAAAGCGGGACAGCCACTTCCCGATGGATTGGAGAAGGCCAGAGGAATAGCTCTTCATGGGGGATATGCATTTATTGAAGTATATTCGGATTGTTGTCGCGCAGTCAGTGAAGATGGGACAGTTGCAGTAATTCCTTCTTGATTTTTCCTTGCCCGATTCCTAAGATGTGCCAAAAGAAGGGGAAATACTAGTAATAATGATGTATGGTATAGGAGAGATTGGATTTTACGTCCCACAGAATAATCTCTGATTTCCGGTACCCCATATTCACATCACTGATAAATCAACTTAATTACCATATAAAAATGCCAAATCCCCCGAAAGCAACGATGCTGTTTCCGGGGGATTTTTTTATGATAAGGGCATTTTATCGGAAGTCTGTTACTATGCCCAGCAGTTGTTCTCAACTAGCCATAAAGCAACTCTCTCCCTATGATATCTATGAAAATAATTAGTGTTCACGTGCTCCTACACCAGTTTTTCTATAGAAATTGCAGGAGCTTATTCTTCACACAAATTTCATATCCCATTTTCTTCTCGCCAACCTTATCAAAATTGACAACAATAGTTCCTACTTCCGTACCTGTAATAACTCCTGTTCCAAAAGATTTATGACTGACCTTCTTCCCAACAATATCTGCTGGTATGATCACCGGCGGTTTAGGTTGTGGTTTTAGAGGAACAGGCTGAACAAAAGCAATCTTACCTCCGTTCTTCTTCTTATCAGCAAGATACTTACTATATCGAGTCTCTACGTCTTTGCCTCTATTCTTGAAATCCTCCATATCCTCAAATACGAACATTGGAGGTTTCTTTACGTCGTTATCGGGAACTGGTCTAATAGGAAACATCCATACTTTTCTTGGATTACCATCTTCCCCTGTCTGGATCTCATTATATGGCTTATCTACAAGTTTTACTCTTCCACAATAAATGTATTCACCTTCATCGATAACCTCAAAAAGGTGTACATCAACACCATTATGATCACATCTAGCAAGTGTGGCATTTTGACCATAATTAATATCCTGATCTCCGTTTTTCCCCATTCCTGTATAGTGCAGCACTCCACCGATCCACTTATCGTGATAAATGCCCTTCGTATAATCAGATACTAGCACCAAAGTATTAGTCGTTTTTGACCGACGCATACCGCTCTGATTGCTACACTTAAACTTCTCGACAATATCAGCATTATTCAATACATCTCCTATGTTTAAACCAGGATCAAAAGCCATACGATCACCTCGCCTTTCTATATTGCTTTATACAATTCTACATTAAATCCTAAAAACCTTTATTAACTTAAAACTAAATATCTGCTACAATATACATATCACCTGAACCGGAACAGGCTATTAAGCAGTCTTGGCGCCTGGGAACTACCTCTCTGCTTAATCGGCATCACTACCAGGAGTGATGGGCGGCAGCTGGCCTTGCCGCTTTTGGTGCTACAATTAGGTAATGTAAATGGGACTCTGAGGCCAAGCAGAGTAAGGGCTCAGAACAAATGATACAAAGTTGTCGTGTATTAAAATAGCCATCGTTGCAATGATGCTTCGATGGCTTCTTTTTATACTAAATCGTATATGTCGATTATTGGGGAAGTTTTCCGCATTTCAGGGGTGATTAGAACTTCAGCATGGGTAAGAAGGTGGTCCTTAGTTTTTGTTCTCACATATATGGCAGAATTTTCATTTAGGAGAGTATCAATCTTGTCAAATACTGCTTCTACGCTGTCTATCCCTGTAAATATGCGCTTGATGTTATTGTTGAATGAATCATAGCATGTGTAAAATACTCGATTAGCTTCATCGTTGAATATGTATAGCAGGTCGGAAATTAGTCCTTTGGGTGCGCTGGATTTACTATTTTGCCTTGAGCATATGTCGTATTTATCGCGTACCATATCTACAATTTTGGTATGGGTTAATAACTCGTTTTTGGTCTCTACTGGTTTTAGATAGGTATACATAAAAAATCCTTTGTGAATATTGAGTAAACAATAGCAAGTATACTCCTTATAGTGGGATAAAGCAAATATCCGGGTTTTAAACCCGGTAATTTTTTATGCTCAAAAATGGAATGAACCTCCAGTGATAATCAGGAGGTGTTTTTGATTATGGATGAGAACACAGCTTGTACTCATATTGAAGCTATACCGTTTACCGAGGATGAATTTTATATAGAGGTTGGTTGGCTCTTGGCTTCAAAGCTCACTAAAGGACTGCTAGATAAAGGCCTAATTTCAGTTCCACAGTATAAGGAAATAACTGAGTTAAATAAAGACTCCTTTCCTATAATTTCAGTGGACTTGTTGCCTAAATCACTTGATACAACTGATTTACAGAGGTAATATCTCATGCTGATGAAGGGAGGTGGTTCCAATGCCTACAATAAAAATTATTGATAAAAGACCTGAGAATAAACTGAAGGTTGCTGCATACTGTAGAGTTTCTACCTCAGACGCTGATCAGTTGGCCAGCCTGGATAACCAAAAGAAGCACTATGAGGAGTACATTAGGGCACACCCGGAATGGTCCTTTGTAGGAGTGTATTCTGATGATGGTATCAGCGGACGCTCCATAAACAGACGTGATGGTTTTAAGCAGTTGGTTAGTGATGCCATAGCAGGAAAGATAGATTTTATCCTCACAAAGTCAATCAGCAGATTTGCCAGAAATACATTGGATTGTCTTGAAACAGTCAGGACACTTGCTGTAAAAGGCATATATGTAAAATTTGAGCAGGATAATATCAATACAAAGGATATGGATGCAGAGCTCTATATGTCAGTTGTAAGTGCATTGGCTGAAAATGAATCAAAGTCGTTATCAGAGAATATAAAGTGGGGAATTCAGAAACGATTCCAGGATGGAACTTACAAGATGGTTTCACCGCCTTACGGCTACATATATGAAGAAGGTGTCATTAAATTGGATAATGAAAAGGCGGAAATAGTGAAGAAAATCTTTACATGTGGACTTGATGGACTGGGAGGTTATGCCATTGCAAAAAAGTTAAATGAGCTTTCAATACCATCCCCAAGAGGAAAAAAGTGGGACGCATCCACAGTAAAAAGGATACAGAACAACATTTTTTATACTGGAAATATAATCTTCCAGTCCACCTATATTGGCAGTGACGGGAAACGCCACAAGAACAAAAATAATGTGGATGCATATTACTGTGAGAAGCATCACGATGCAATTATTTCCCAGGAAGTATTTGATAGACTGCAGAAACTCGCCGAACTGCGGGAAGAGGCAAAAGAAGCCCCTACCAAGTATAAGAAAAGATATGCTTTTTCCGGCAAAGTATGTTGCGGAGAATGTAATAGTGTACTCAGACATAAAATCCAGCATACTGGAGACATTAAGTATCCGTTGCTGGCCTGCCCGGAGCACATAAGGGATAAATCAAAGTGCTCTATGAAGGCAATAAAAGAGGCAGCCTTGAAGGACGCATTCTGTACCATGGTAAATAAGCTGATATGTATCAAGAACAGGGTTTTAAAAACAATGCTTAGTGACTTGAGTAACACTGAGATTCCGCACTGCGAGAACAATGAATCTGAACTGGATAGACTGAATTCCCAAGAGGCGTTACTTCTTGAGATGCAGGCAAAACATAATCTCAGCAGTTCGGTAATATTACCAGAGCTGATAAAAATAAGTAAAGCCAGGGATAAGATTCGCGTGGGTGAAAACATTAGAAGTAAAGTGGACCGTAAAACAGCACTTAGGGAACTTATCGGCATATGTGATAAGAAAGGTGTACAGAAAGAGTTTTCAGATAACATTTTTACAGCAATAGTAGACAGGGTAGTTGTGCTATCCAAAAAGGAAATCATATTTGAGCTGAAATGCGGACTAAGATTAAGGGAAAGGCTGGTGAGAGCATGATTTCACACATACCATTTGGTTACTGCATCAAAAATGGGGAACTGGTAATAGATCCGGTTGATGGCCCCAAGGTCATAAGAATGTATGAGCTTTATCTTCAAGGATATGGATTGCACTGTGTCGGAGAAGCTGTTGGCATTAGCTCATGGCATTGCAGTATTGGCAGGATTCTCACAAACAGGGCCTATATTGGCGAAGGTATATATCCTAGACTTATTTCTGATGAGGTGTTTGCCAAGGCCCAACAGGAAAAATATGTGAGGGCTGCCAGATTGGGGCGGCTTAATAAGAAGCATAAGGTTAGGGAAACATGCATAGGGATTGATTTTGTATTAGAGTCAACAGAATGCGATATAGAAGATCCTTTCCGAAGGGTAGAATATCTATATAGCCAAATTAAAGAGGTGTAATGATGGCAAGAATAACAACAATACCAGCAACAAGGCCATTGCATGGGGATATTCCACCAATAGCCTTTAAAGAAATGCCAAAGAAAAGAGTGGCTGCATACTGCCGTGTATCAACGGATTCTGAGGAACAGGCAACAAGCTACGATGAGCAGGTCAGATATTACACAGACCTCATTAACAAAGAGCCCCAGTGGGAGCTGGCAGGTATATTTACGGATGATGGTATTTCAGGTACAAATACCAAAAAGCGTGAAGGGTTCAATAAGATGATAGAATCCTGCATGTCAGGCAATATTGACCTCATCATCACAAAATCCATCAGCCGATTTGCCAGAAACACCGTTGATTGCCTAAAGTACATTAGAATGCTCAAAGAAAAAGGGGTGGAGATAAGGTTTGAGAAAGAAAATATCCGTACCTTTGATAGCCAGGGAGAAATCATGATAACCATCATGGCTTCCTTGGCACAGCAGGAGAGTGAGTCTTTAAGCAAAAATGTAAAAATGGGGCTGAAGTTCCGCTATCAAAGAGGTAAGATTTCCATTAACCATAATTGGTTCCTTGGTTATACCAAAGATGAGGAAGGGAACCTTGTTGTAGATCCTGAACAGGCAGAGATTGTAAAACGGATTTATAGGGAATATCTGGACGGAAGTAGCATGGACCAGATAAAGGCTGGCCTTGAACGGGATGGTATAAAGAATGGGGCTGGAAGAAAAAAGTGGGGAACTTCCAATATTCGTCAGATTCTTACCAATGAAAAGTATGTGGGGGATGCCATGCTCCAAAAGACAATAACAGTTGATGTGCTGAATAAGACCAGAATACCTAATGATGGTCGGGAAGTGCAGTATTATATTGAGGACCATCACGAGCCAATTATCAGCAGAGCTGTTTTTTCAAGGGTTCAGGAAGAGATACAGCGACGTGCTGAAATGAAAAAAATGAAACGATCGTATAGTGCAAAGCACGGACTTTCCAATGTATGTAAGTGTGGAAATTGCGGAGCTGTAATGAACCGAGTTCATTGGTACATCGGTGGGAAAAAGATTATGTGGCGTTGCCGCAATAGAATGGATAACGGTGTAGACGTATGCGACCTTAAAAGTATTGATAATAGAATCGTAGAGGACGCAGTGGTTAAGGCAATAAATAGCCTTATTGAAAAAAGACAGGACATTATGGAATCGGTTAAGGCAAATATCTTGAAGGTAGTAGGTACCAAGGGAAACAGTTTGACAGGCACCCTGGACCTGCGAATCAAAGATTTGGAGCAGCAGGTCGTGGATGCAGTAAAGAGCGGTAATGCTTGTGGTGCTTTATTGGAGAAAATTGATAATCTGAAAGAAGAGCGTAGCAGGATGATTAAAACGGATGTGGACTGTAAGCAGGAAGGGGAGCTGCTTTCTTGGATCAGGGATTTTCTTGATAGCCAATCTGATGGAATTAAGGAATATGATGACAGTTTAACAAGAAAACTTATTAGAGACATTATTATTTATGAAGACAAGATAGAGATTGTTTTTAAACATGGGCAAATGGTAGAAATTGAAATTTAGGATTTTATCCTATAAGAAAGCCTGCGTAGACCAGAGCGAGCACCCTGATGCGGGTGCTGCTGTAGCCTACGCAGGTCTCTTTTTTTATATTACTTTATTGTGTAGCCATGTAGTACAGTTTTGATTTCTTGAAGAATCTTTATTAAAATCTCTTTTTCTGCATAGCTACAATCCTCAAATAGAGAAAAATAATTGGTGTGTTCGTGTGTTAACTCATCAGCAAATAATTCATCTAATGAGATATTAAGGGCATTTGCCATTTTGATAGCTAGTTGCAGGGATAATGATTTTTGATCAGATTCCAACTTGTAAATAAAGTTTTTATTTACATCGACTTTCTCAGCAAGCGCTTCCTGGCTTAGATTGTTTTCTTTGCGATATTGCCTGATTTTATTGCCTATATCTTTCATATAAACCTCCAGTTATAGAGCCCTGCATAGGCATTGGTATATTAACTCTACGCAATGAAATAATCAACTAAGGATGAAAAGACTGCAATATTTTCTCTCCCCACGTTTTATGCATTCTTAGTGAAAAAAAGGCAAAAAATAATACCACAGGGGAGATTTTTTTCAGAAAAATCTAACCAGTGGGTAGACGACATTCTGCAATATTGCAGATATAATTTTTTACGGAAGGAAGTGATAGATAGTATGGACGAAACTGAATATACGCTCTATAGCGAAGTAAAAAGTCAACCTGTAGAATGGCTATGGTATCCATATATCCCCTATGGGAAAATCACTCTTCTTCAAGGTGATCCGGGTGATGGAAAGTCAACAATGATTGTGAACTTAATATCAACATTATCTACCAGTGGATATATGCCATCCGGAAATAAGCTGCCGTTTCCGGTAAAAACAATATATCAGTGTTCAGAAGATGGCATTGAGGATACAATAAAGCCTCGTCTGGAACGATATGGAGCGGATTGTAGAAAAGTCGCATTTATTTCTGAGCAGGAGTCCCCATTAAAAATTAGTGATGATAGATTACGACAGGCAGTGGAATCATTTGGAGCAAGACTGGTAGTTATAGATCCTATTCAAGCCTATATCGGTGACGATGCCTCTATGTTTAACGTAGGGAGCATTAGGCAAGTGATGAAATCTATTAACAATTGGGCTAATAAACAAAAATGTGCCGTAATACTTGTGGGGCATATGACGAAGAAGGAACATGCCAAAGATTTGTACCGAAGCATGGGGAGCATAGATTTTATTGCTTCAGCAAGAAGTGTTTTATACGTTAGTAAACACAAAAGTCTAAAGAATATAAGATGTGTACAGCATGTTAAAAGCAGTTTGGCGCCATTAGGCAAAACAATAGGATTTGAAATTGGCTCATCCCACGGTTTTAAATGGGTGGGGCAGATTAATGATGATGGAGAAATACGAGAATTATATGAAAAAAAGAAAAAGAAAATATCAAAGAGGGATGATGTAGCAAAGAACCTTATTCAACTTCTTAGAAAAGGACCTATAAAAGCCAGTGAGGTTGCATCATTTTTTTCGGAAAAAGGTATTGGTATGCGAACAGTGAATGAAGTAAAGAGCCTTTTGGGCATTGAATCATATAGGGCTAATAATCAATGGTATTGGAAATAATCGCTGGTGGAGAGGGTATAATTGTCAAAACTGAGAGCTGCCGGATATGTTAAGCTGGCTAAACTATGGGAAAAATCCAAAGATAAGGTAATTGAGGTAACTAGCAGATATTTTGTAGAGCGTTATGCCAATGACGAGAATATAAGCGTACAGGGGATTTACATTGACATAACCGGCAATAAGAACATATATAGACGGCCTGAAATGGTCCATTTACTGCGCGACTGCAGCATGGGCCAGATAGACGTTATATGTGTTCAAACAAGGGCATATCTTGCTGCCAATACTGAGGAACTGTTCTTTTTGTTAAATTACTTGTTTGAGCTCGAGTATAGAGTTGATATCAAAACAGATGATAATGACAGGAGAATTGATACATTACTCAATTCGGAAAATCAACGCACTTTACTGCGTAATACTGCTGTTCAGTACGTCAATATAAAAAAGGATGAATATAAAACATGGCTTGGCAAGTTGGAAAAGGCCATGGATAAAATTAAATGATAGCGGGTGTATATATGTCTGAGGATAAAACAAATACTAATTGGCAGGAACGCCATGTGGGGCAGGAACAACGTAAGACTGATATCCGGAACAGGATACAGGAAGCTGGTCGAAATTACGAAGAGGCACGCAAGAATTTCAGACCTGCAAAGCCGGCCCCTAGTATTGATGATGATGAACCCAAAAGAGTAGCAGTTTACGCAAGAGTAAGTACATCAAGTGAGGAACAGGTTTCTTCAATAGAAAACCAGACTCTGTACTATGAAAAAAAGATAGCAGAAAATCCGAACTGGAAATTACAGAATATCTATAGTGATGAGGGGAAATCCGGGACCTCTATACGGCATAGGGACGCATTTAGGCAGATGCTTACAGATGCAAAAAATCAGGAGATGGACATGATAATCTGTGCCAGCGTATCAAGGTTTGCCAGAAACATATCTGATTGCCTTGACCAGGTGGCTAGATTAAAGTCATTTAATCCATCCCATCCCGTTGGAGTGTACTTTGAAACTGAAAATATATATACCCTTAATCCGGATGGTGATCAGGCACTGGGAATACATGCCCTGCTTGCAGATTGGGAGTCAGCCAATAAAAGCAGACGCATGATTTTGTCTTATGATCAAAGAATTATGACAGGACAATATCCCGTGGCAGATTTGTTGGGGTATCGGCATACAAAAGATGGCAAGCTGAACATAGAGCCGGAGGAAGCAAAAACTGTAAAATTCATATTCCTTGCTTATGTCTTGGGCATGGGTTCATCAGCTATTGCAGAGTTCCTTACCCAAAAGAACCGGCCTACCTTACAGGGGAAAACAACATGGAATTCCAATATGGTAAGAGCGGTATTGTTTAATGAGCGAAGATGGGGAGACCTGGAGGCCAGAAAAACTATTGTAACGGACTATAAACTTGGTATTAACAAAGCAAATGACGGAGAACGGTGCTCTGCTTACGTTGAAAATCATCATGAAGCTATTGTAAGTCCTGAAATAGCAAAAGCTGCCGCATTGGTTTGCAGCAGCATAGGTTCTACGAGAAATGGAGTTACAGATATCAAGATTATTCCTAAAGGAGCGTTGAAGGGCTTTATTTCCATTAATCCCTCATGGAAAGGGATTAACAGAGATGTCCTCAACTCTATATGTAAAGACGTATATGGCGTGGATGAATTAGATTCTGTTATGGAGAATAATGGTATAATAGCCGGATTTGAGCATAGCAAGGTTTCCAGAATAGATTTCCATGGTTATCAGGTTCCTTATGGCGCGGGCTTTATTACCTGCCGTACTCCAACTCTGACGATGAGCACTAAAAACATTAAGTTTAACAAGACTTGCCATGATAGGTTAGATAACTGCAAATACATAGAAATAGGATATAATCCGCTTTTACAGATGCTTATTGTCAGGGAAGGAGCGGAAAGTAGTAGTACATCAATAATATGGCAGCATGAGGATGGAAAAATAATCGGAACAATGGCTTCAAGGGTGTTTTCGTCTATTGTATATGAAAATATGGGATGGAAGAAATCATATAGTTTCAGGTTTCGTGGAATAACAAAGGAACGCAAGGGTAAGAAAATAATGTTCTTCTTTTTAGATGATCCATTGGTTATACCGGATACGAAAGACGTAACATCAGATAAAGGTGTTAAGTATATTGATATCTACGATGCTGAGGTTAGGTCTATAGGTGTAAGTATGAAAGACCGTGAAAAGCGTAGTAGAACACTATCAGATATAACTCGTGAAGATATAGAGGCAGAAGGAAATCAGGTAACAAATCCATTAATTGGGCAGTTACCTGATCGTAAGAAAATAGCTGAAGAATTGAATGCTCTTGTGGCTTCAATGTAATTGTGGGGGAGGAACAGAATGGATAAGCAAAATACAAAGAGTTTTCATATGAGCCAAAAGGAATATGAATTGCTGCAACAATTCGTTGAAGCCAGGATGGAGAATAATCAGGAATTATTGTATGAGGAACTAGAAGGGTATGAAGTGCCACCCAGAATTCAGTTCTCTATGGTAAATAAGCCCGCAATTACTCTCAAGACAGATAAATTTCATTTCAATGTAGCATGTTTGAGACTATTTGCTGGAATAAGCCAAGTGTTGCCTATTGTTCATCAAGGGAAAAAGAAAATAGGTGTTGTTCCTTGCAAGGAAGAGGAGGCTTCGTCTGTATGCTGGGGAAAGAAAAAAGATGATGGAAAGTTGGTAGTAAAAGATATCAGAAATGCTGAATTGATGAAAAAGGTCTTCGATTTTATGGACTGGAATGAGGAATGCAGATATAAGGTGATGGGGGAAATACGAATGTCTTCCAAGGGGTTGATGCTGGTTTTCGAGTTGGAAGATGCCTTGATGTATGTATCATCCGTGGAGGAAGTAATTGATGAAGAAACCGGAGAGATAAAAGAAAAGAAGAAATCTATCCAGTATTATCCAGACAAGTATAAGAAGCGCATTGGTTTATCTTACAGTGATTACTTGCAGGCCAGAGAAGCAAGTAAGTTTGAAGAATTTTCAGATTACAGTGACCAACCGATGGATAATAGTTTGTTCAATAATACAGCAGGAGATGATGCATAATGGTATTAAAGAATCCGTGTATTACAGTAATGGCACCGCATGAAATAATCTATGTCCACAGTAAGGTGATAGAATATCTTGGCAGTCCTGATTATGTATGCTTATTTCAGACCCCTAAAAGGGATAAAATTGCACTTGGTGCATGTAAAGACAAGCACCCTATGTCATTTCGTGTTATAAAGGGGCAGCACGGTTTAATGGCATTTATTTGTAGTAAGAAATATGTACATGATATAATGGCCTTGAACGGTTTATCCGATTCGAAGGATTATCGAATTGTGGGTAAAATGGAATCGAATCCGAGAATAGTATCATTCGTAATTAGTGAGGCCTGTGAAATAGACAAATATTTGGAATGTAGTAATGAATAGCTATTGAAAAACGCTTGGGCAAAAAAAGATTTTGCTTAGGCGTTTTTTGCGTTATTATATTAAATGGTATAGTTTTATTCAAACATATCGGGGGGAATAACTTATGGGATTGCTAGGGAATACATTTGCACAAGTTGCAAGGATGCATGGAATTGGTATTATTTCTGAGGATGAAAGATATGAGGCCCAAAGAAAAGGTGCTACTATAGCAAGTAAAATATACGAGCCTATTTTTGATGATTTAGTTTCTCATAATAAGATGCTTGAAAAAATAGTATCTGATGAGAAGAAGGACTACGAATCAAAGAAAAAACAAATTAAAATAATGTATGAAAAGTTAAATAATGAAATAGATGAACTAGAGAAAAGATATCGTGAAAAAAACGGAATGGTATTGGAAAATGGAAATATTTTCTCTGGTTCGTTAATAGCGAATGATATAAGTAAAGCGATAGCTAGGGAGTTGATACTGGGTCTGGGTCCAATACCAAAAGAGATTCTCCCGGATTATAAAGAAGCAATTCAATATGGTTTCAATAAAACAAAAGATATTTTTGAGAAAAAAATAAAATTAGAGCAAGAGAAAATAGATAAAGTTATAGCAAATCTTTTAGAGTTTAAAAAGACATCTGATGAATCTTTTGAGAAAGCGATGAAACTCATAACTAAACTAATGCAAAAGAAGAGCTATTACGAGAATATGCTTGCGAGGTAAGTCATGAATGATTTTGAAGAATTATTCAAGAATGCAGACAGACAAATAAATGATTTAGAACAACGAACACAAAAAAATACAAAAGAAATTATACGAGCTCATGATGTTGTGGTAAATACAAACAGCATTATGGCTGATTTAGATGATGAATTTAGCAAAAAGACATCACTAAATTTTTCTGATTTTGGTTTTTTGTTTTTTGCTACAGCACTTCAGCTTGCAAGAATCATTCTTATTAATAAATTAACAAAGATAGAAAAAGCTGGATCAGAGAACCAAATAGAAAAATGGCTACATGAAAAACAGAAGAATGTTTTGGGCGTTTTTGATGGATACGGAAATAATACGCCTTATTTTGCTTCTATGGATCATATTATAACAACAAAGGGTGTACCTTACGATGCCACGAAATATGCAAATGTGAATTATGGATTTTTTAAAGGAGCAAATCATAGATTTGCAACTTTGGGGCACGATCCACTAATTGGGCTTGTTATTGGTACATCAAACATTATTACTAATACAATTACATGTAGGTCTCACGAATTTTTTTCTTTACCAATTACATGTCATGTTGGATATGATGCTAATGGGAAAAACCCAGTAATTACCGATATCGGTTCCAGTTCTGTGATGTTGTCTAGGGTCGCAGATAGAATTTGTGACGATCCTAAGGTTTTGGCAGCTGCATTGATTAAGCAAATTATCCATATTGCGACTGATACATTTACTACGTGCGGAATTGAAATTCCTGGAGCAAATCTAATTCTAAGTAATAAACAAGCAGAGGAGCTAACAAAGTATATAAATTTTGGTGACATAATAAAAGCGACTACGTCTATGAAAATTCAGGCACTGATTAACGTGTTTATAAGTACGCTTCACATGTTAACATGTGATTCAGTAGCTGTTCGTGATAGAGAACTTCATAGTGTAAAGACCATGAAAATATTGGAGTATTCTAATGTCATTGCTACAGGAAGTCATACTATTTATAAATTAGTAGAGATGTACTTAACTAAAAATCCAAAAGCCTTACGTGAAATTGACTGGGGAGGTATGCTAGGTACCATCATGCTAATAATTTCAGATCAGGAAGTTAAGAGACGTATAAAAGAAGAATTTATATACGGTAGCTTTGAAAAAATGTTAATGGGTGAAGATACTCAACTATTGAGTGACTAG